GAAGGGGGTAAGGTCGACACTCACGTCCCCGGCTGTCCACTTGCCCAGAGCGTCGTCCCAAACCAATGCCTGACCTTGGGTGGGGCTCATGGAGGCGTTCACGTCCAAGAGGTCACGGAGATACCCCGTCCCTCCTCCGCCGCCACCCTGCTCGGACACGCCACCGGCTGACACCCAGCCCTCGGCGTAAAGGCCGTCAATGGCCACAAGATTACCACCATAATAGGCATTCGGCCTGAGTTTTACCGCATAGTGCCCAGTCTCGTATTGGACGACATCGAAAAGCAAATTGGCGATGTCATTGAGTGTCGTTCCGCCCAAACCGCCTACGACAGCCTGCCCATTCAGCGTAAGGAATGCCGCCCCGTTGTCAAGCCCCCATTTCAGCAATCCACCGGCGAGATATCCGGATCCGTCAAACCGGAATAACGAGTTCGCGTATAATGCCTCAGTCGGCTCGGCCTCGTGGTCTGTCATCGGACCTCCATACCATGCGGCGATACCGTTGCCATAAGCATTGGGGTCCATTATGCCGTTTATTCCCGAATAGATGTTGAACACATCCCCTTCGGTCTTGCCGAGGGCTATCAAATTTGAGAGGATAAGTCCACCATCGACCAGCGTGGTGCCATTATTAGTCGCCGCTTTAAGATAGTTCAGCCCGGCGAGTCCTTGCAAAGCCTGATTGGCTTGCTGAAGCGCTTGTGCCGCCTCCTCGTCGGAGATGCGCATCCAGTAGAAATCGCCATCATTAGGCAATCTGGTGTAACGATAACTCTGGCCGGAAGTCTCGTCGGTGTAGATGTCTCCGACGTGCTTAAGCCGGGTCTCGTCATCTTCCCACTGGCTGGCGGGATAATTGGCGGTCGTGGGATCCACCGTGCCGCCATCCGAGATCGGCAGAGGTGACGCGCTCGCGGACCAGGACTGGATATTGTTATCTATCTGGTTTTGGAGATTCGTCTCATTGGCGTTAATCTGGTCAATGTAATCCGACATCGCCTGATAAGAGCCGTCTGATTTGAGGACGCTAAGCTGGCCTTTTATGTTCAGCACGCCATCCTTATACTCGGCGTATTCAGCCTCACGGTCTCCCACGAACCATCTAGGGGTGTCCCCAGTCTCCACTCCGGCGTAATAATACTCAACGCCTTCGGCGGAAACGGAGTTCAACCCGGAAAGCATCCGGTCATGGCCGCCTCCGACAACGTCACGGATAATCACGTACTGGCGTCTAGCGTCTGTCGTGTTTCCGTATTGGACAATCACGTCGCCCTCTTGTGGAGCGCCGGAGCCATATCGCCCGGCCTTGGCCAGAGTGATGCTGTTGACATCCACGGCCGTGACGAGCATCTTGTAGAAACGGAGCTCCATGTTATCCGCGGACCAGACCTGCCCGTAAGCGATATCGTTTACTTGGAAGAGGTTGGCCACGCTGTTCTGCTTCTGGTCGAAGTAACAGACGTATGACGTGCTGGTTTCCCGGACCAAGGTCGTCTCTATCCTCGCGGCGGAGATTATTTCACGTCCGCCTCTGGCCGAGATTTGGTTGATGACAAGGTTGTTGACCTCCATCTCCTCACGGACAACGAGGCGGTCAACCTCAAGGACGGTGCGAGGCTCGACGGTTTCTTCCTCGTCAGAGACATCAGCCCTGGTAGCCGGCGAGGATTGCGAGAATTTTCTTGAGTTATCCTCATAGAGTCCCCAGCCAGCTCCGCCGATCCCTCCCTTCCGGAAGTTCCTGCTGGTTACCTTACTGGAGAAAGTAGTGGGGGATGAGGATGAGTCGCTCTCGCCAGTCTTTTTCAAAAAGAGGGCTCCAGCCACCCTGCGGACAACGGCCTCAACATCGCCGGATTGTACATAAGTCTGCGATATGACGTCGACGTCGTTTTCCAGCCTTGAAATCGGGCTCTCCACGGCAGACACCTTGTCGGCGAGGATGACCTCCACGTCTGGGACTATGTATGGATTACCCTTTGAAGGCTCATTCCATGTCCAAGTTATGGACTGGATATATAAGCTGAGGATGTCCCCGTGCGTGAATCTCGGGTCAGTCGTGCGGATCATCACGCCAGCGTCGAGCCTGTCAGCCAGTTTCTGGCCGTAGTCCTCGTCTTCCAGCGAGTTTATCCGGACCTTGTCCAATTTCAGGGTCCATGTGGGGCTGATCTCGGACATTCCCTCAAGGTTGTCTGTCTTATACTGGTTCAGCCTCTCCTCCGCCCATTCGACATACTGGAACGGCATGTCAATGCCCACGAAGAAGAACTTGTCGCCAGCCAGCGGCTGCGTGGATGATGCGTTGGGAATATATAGTCCCGTCGCCTGATACTCCGCGTCACTCTTGTAGACCGTAATCTTCCACTCGGAGGGGACTCCGTTTAACGTCTTGGTCCTGTCTGGAACCGGATAGTCAGCGATGACGAACTCGTAATCCTGCGATATGGACATCGCCCCGGTAGAGAAGACTATCTTGGCCTCATCACCCAGCCTATCGCCAAGTATTGGTCCCCAAACCCGCTCGGCATAATCCTTATTGGACTCGTTAGTGCCTTGCGTGGTCTGCCAAATGTTCTTCACCCAGATGTCGAAGGTCGGCTTCCAGGCGTTCGTGTTCGCGGCGGATGTGGTCAGCACTACGTTCTCAATGCCAAACGTGCCAGTGGCGAGCTGGGCGGGGCGATCCACACGTAAAACAAGGTTAAGTTTTAGGCGATAAGTACCAGCCGGGAGGCCGGAGACCGCGTATAATCCCGTGGCTTCGTCATAACTCGCCGTGCCAGACTGGTCAGAACCGCCGGAAAGGGGCTCAGCCACCAGCGTTGACCTCGTCGTATCATAATAGACGAAATTCGGATATACCGTCTCTTTGGAGAACGGGCGATAGGTCACGTTCCCCGTCTCGCCTTGGGCTATAGTAAAAGGCTCGGAATATATGGTGTGAGTCAGGACATTATTGCCGGGGAGACTCACTTTCATATCCTTAATAGTCGTTTCCACAGCGGCCGCGGACGCATAAGCGCCTATATCGTCGGTCTCGATCTGAGAGATGGCTACAGACTCGTCAACACGCCCTATGTTTGGGTTATCGTTGGGAATATCCACCCCCTGAATAGTAGGGTATATGTCGTCGTTATCGTCCAGCGCTCCCCACACCTCGCCATGAGCCGCTATGGACTCGTCGTCCTTGACATATTCGACAGGGTTGAACTTTGCGTCAGTCGCTCCCTTCTGGTAAGCGAAGTAGTACGGAGAGTCGGAATCAATGGAGTAGGTTGGATAGACATATCCATCCTGTTCCCAGCTGCGATCCCTGTTGGGATTGGTCATCCAGCCCCTGACATACCAGCGGAAATTGACATCGTGCAGCCGGTCGAAATAGATGTTCGCCAGTTCGGGAATGGCATCGGGGTCGGCCGTCCAGCCGGGGTTATCCGGATCCGTGCGCTTGAAATAGCGGTAGGGGAGGTTCTTCTCGCCGCCACGGCCAAGCAGGATATTAACGAGGTCGTCGCTCTGGACTGTGCGCTCGAAGCTCAGCAATCCGCCCTTATACCCGTAGGAAAAGTCGTGGTCATCTATGCTGTCGGCGGTGTAGCCCATCTTTATAAGATAAATCCCCGAGGCGGAATCATAATCGAACCACCAGCGGACATTATACATCTCATAAACTTTCTGGAGGACCTCCCAAAGCTTGGTATAGTTTATCTCGAAAAAGACGGGGTCGGTCGAATAGATACCCTGGCCTTGCCCGAAAAGCGATATCTGGATCCTGCCGTTGAAGTAATGATCTAGAACAAGATTGAAAGCGTCTACGAAATTCTCAAGGTTGAGAGCCAGCGACGCGTCGTACTTGTCCGCTATCGCCGTTCCGGAGGTCGTGGAAGACATCTCCACAAAGAAATATCTCTTAAGCTCGTATACTGGCCAAGAGTAAAAGGTCAAGTCTATTAGCGAGTTTTTCGTTGACGTGTCCTTCCTTGCCTGCGGTTCCCGTGTAGGCAAGATAAACCGTTCCCCGCGGAACTCCAGTTCCATGGGTTTGAATACGCCGTTCTCAGTGATCCCGAACTCTGGGGCGATGGACCCGTCTACCCTAATCTGGGTGGTGATGGTGCGATCGCCCATTGTGGACAAGTTCACCGTCGCCTGATGGAGGGTGGCGTACTCCGGAAAGTTTATCTCTCGTATCTGTGGTATCATTCAGCGCCCAAATTAAAATCGCACAAACTCGGTTTTGTCACGCGGATTGTCCATTCCACTATGACAATATCCTCAACCTGATTCCTATGGTCACGCCAAAAATCGGTGGCCTCCGGAATTTCCGAAGGGTAGCCGACAATCTTGTGACGCTTGTAATCGTTGTAGAAGGTGACTTGGTGGTAAGTTTTCAGGCCCAGCTCGTCCGGTGTGTCGTGGAGGCTCTCATTAAACTCGGTTATGAGCTGGTTGGCGTCCTTCAGAGAGGTGGCCTGGATGAAGAACTTGACCTTGTAGTCGAATGCGTCATCAGCCGCCTTGGGAAGGATATGCTCTCCCTCTTCCTCGGGATACGCCGTAGCCTCAAAGCCTTTGGACTCGGCCCCGACTCGTTTGTCGGAATCGAGGTAGATAAACCCGAAGGTCTGGGTGTCGACGATCTCGCCGTCGCCTATTTTAAGCCTTACTGTAATCACCTTGAGCCTCCTTTAAGTAGCATTCCTTGCATTTGTCGTCGAGCTCGTCCTCATGGCGAAGCACCGGACAGCCGTCACCCTCGTTGGTGTATTGGCACTTGTTGGCTTTACGGATAGACTCCCGTTTGTCATCGAGCTTCTTCTCCAGCCTGGCGTTCATATCCCTAGTCTTCCGGTTCTCCTTGTCCTGCTCGGCAATATAGTCCTTCTGGAACTGGAGGATTTGTGTGACGTTCTGAAGTATGTCATTTTCCTTTTTCTGCTTGTTGCGCCAAACGCTGGCGAACCATCCGCCAATCGCGGTCAAAGCCGGAATGCCGAACCGTTCCAGAACCTCTATCACGACTCCATCCATTACTTTACCTCCAGATTATAGATTTTACATACGATATTCTCGGAGTCCTCCGCGAGGACCCGGTTCTCCCCAAAATTATAAATAGGGACGCGGGTGCGCAATCCCAGATTATCCGCGGCCTTGATCTCAAGGTTGCAGCCGTTGGAGAGATATATCATCGGGATTATGCTCTTGGACCGGTTCAGACCTACCCGAATTTTACCAGAGCAATGATGGAAAACATAGACTTTTCTGTCAAGGAACAGAGTGCCGTTGAAGTGGCGGTCTATGTACACCCCATAAGGCTCGCAGTCCGTGAAGTATTCCCGCAACGTGTCGAGCCTAGGGTAGCCTTCCTCCAGCGCCCAATCTATCGTCTTGAGATACAACGCGACAGCCTCTTCTTTCGAGGATACCGCCTCCAATGCTAGGCGGTTCTCCTCGCACATATGGCGGGCCGATGCCTGCCTACGTAATTGGGTTTTCCATCTGTCATCCATGATATGGCAAAGATAAGGCAAAAAACGATAAGAGACAACATGGCGACAGCAATTCGCTACCCCCAGATATAGCGCTCAATCGCCTTGACATGCAAAGCCACAATCCTCTTCCTGCCCTCGTCGGACAAAAGGTAATCGACCTCTTTCCGGTTGGTCTGGAAGAGATTCTCGGTCAGTACCGCTGGCATGGTGGTGCGCTTGACGATGTAGAAATTGGAACGGAAAAATCCCTCTTGAGGGACCCAGCGGTTCCCGCCAAGGCCCATCTCTTTAGCGAGAGTCTGGAACGAATATGCGAGCTTCTCACTTTTCTTGCTCGCATTATCGCAAATCCATGCGGAAAAACCGGACGCTTCCGACCAGCCCTTGCCGGGAGCGGCATTGACGTGTACCGACACTAGGATGCAATCCGAGCAAAGTTTAGCGATAGCGTTAGCCCGTGCCACCCTTGTGGCGAGCGGCACGTCCGTATCCTCTGGCACCAGGAGAGTGGCTGTGATCCCTCTTTTCTCCAATTCGGCTTTCAGTTGTATAGCGGCATCTCTCGTCCATCGCCACTCCAACAACCGCCCGTCGGGAGAGCGTTTGCCGGGAGTCTCCCGACCGTGGCCGTTGTCTATTATAACGCAAAAATCCCTCATGCTACTTTATCTCTTCATCCGAATCTGGTTTCATAAAACCGTGATAAAATAAGAGCACGGCGGACGCGATAGCAGCACCCGACGTGGGCAGGGAAGCCCACCACCACTGGATGCTCAGCTTTCCCGCCACAAGGGCAAGGAAAAAGATGATTACTGACGCGAATAACGCGAGTAACCGTCTGAGGTTTTTCTTGTTATACTCCTGCATGATAATATGTGTTAACTGTTTGCGACAAAGTTAGAAAAACGCCGCGGATTTCACAACCGGCGACGTTAAAGTTTTAGTACATGTGGAACCTTAGCGCGAATTTAAGAAGAAGGTATTGGGAGCGCAAGGGTACATGTGATAATTGTTAGCGAATAGCGACATAGAAAGATCCGCCCGAGCTTCTGACGACTCTCCTGAACTCTGTAAGCAAGTCCGCCAGGTGCTGCTCTATCGTCGGCATGCGCCCCACCAGCCCGAGCATCTGGTCCTCGTAGGTCGGCCCCTCGCTCGCGGTCGTCCTCACTGTGGCGGGTGTATCCCCAGCGAGAGCGGCGCGTAGAGCGGCGACATTCTCGGCGATCGCCGGCACATGCGAGATGTAGAAGTTCGCTGTGTTGACCGCGGCGGCCAGGCCGAGAATGGACTCCTCGGACGCTCCGGCGATGTCACGGGAGATACCCGTGAACTGCCCGGCGTGTGTGCGGAGGTCTATGCCAGCCGTCGTGAGGTTGTTCATCAACCCGGTCATGGCGTCATTGATCTGCGGGATAGCCGCGGTCGCCATGGCGCTGATACGGCCGATCTCAGCCGCCGTCAACTCACCGTCAATGGCGAGGGAGTCTATCTCGTCGAAGACGGGCTTCAAAAGGTTCTGCATCGCCTTGCCCGCCAGCGACTTGACGATCATGTTGTTCACCATATCCTTGAACTTCTCGCTGATAGCGTCAGTCGTGGAGCCGAACTCCATATACGCCTCAATCCAGGCGTTGGCGAAATCCTCGGCGGCGGAGGTGAGGTCGGTGCCAGAGAAGAACTCGGACAACTGGGACTGCATGTCGAGTATCTGGTCCTTTACTTCCTCGGCGGACTGGTTGAATTCGTCTATCTTCTGCTGGTCCTTCTTCTTGCCCTTCTGGCTTTCCAATCTCGCCTGCTCCTCATAAGCAGCCTGCTGAGCCTGGAGGTTCTTCAACTGCTCGTTGTAGTTGTAGATGTAGTCCGATCCGAAAGCCTTAGCCATAGCCGCCTCAAGGCGCCCGTAAGAGTAAGTCAACTGGGAGAGCAAACGGTCTTGCTCGTCAAGTTCCTTGTTGATGCGGCGCATGTTAGCGGCATTCTTTGCCCCAAATATCCCGGATACGACATCAGACAGCCCAGTAATGGTTTGCATAATCGCTTGCGGTGTGATATTGCCCATGGCGATTGATGTGATACCCACGGCGGCATTACTGGCCCCGCTTATCGTCTTAGATATGTTGTCAATTTGCTCGCTAAAATAAGACGCGTTTTCATCAGAACCGAATACGGACATCAGATCCTTGGCGCTTGAAGTTACTTGTGAAAAATACTCTTGGAGTTTCCCTAAGGAATCCTCTAGATTCTTAATCGCCTTTTGCTGATTGTCTAATTCCTTGGTATACTCCTCGGTATTCTCGGCGCCTTTAGCCTCTAGCTCGCTGGCGCGTTTTCTCGCCGCATTCAGTTTATTAAGCGCGTCTATAACGCCTTTGAAAGCATTCCTCGAAATCAACTCTTCCTCGGCCTGCTCTCGCTGGCGGGATAATTCCTTTAATTGTTTCGGCGACAAACCCTTGCCGAATTTGTCAATATAATCGTCAATGAGCGATATGAGGTTGGTTAAAGTCCGGTCGGAAACGCCCTCGAGATCCTCGAATGCCTTAGTCCAGGTGTAGGTGTCTTTTAACGCCTCCAACTGGATCTCGGCTATCTCTTTGGCCTCCTTGGCCTGGGACGCGTTGGTAAACTCCGTTTTCTGAGCCTCTGTGAGATTCTTGTTAGACGCTATCTTCGCCCTTGCCTCCTGCTCTCTTTTTCTGACAGCGGTCATACGCTCCTCATAGGTTTTTGTCTTCTCGTAAGTCTTGTATAGGTTTTGGATATAGTCGGCATCGGCACTTTCCCAGATGTCAAGAATATCCTCGGCAGCCTTCTTGTTATCATCGACCACATATTGCAAATACTGGCGGAGTGTCTTGTAGTCCTGAATGGCAATGGCATCCGCAATTTTCTTCTTAAGAGAATCGTCTACCGTAATCGAACTATCGTCCAACACAAACGCGCGGGAGAGCTGTTCCTGCATTTGCTTGGTTAAATCCCCGGTATTGCCATATATCTGCATCGTCATATCCGCCGACAGTTTCTCGTCCCCAGTCATTCCCAGAATATTCTCGTAGAATTTCTTGGCCGTCTCGGAACGCTTAATCTCTTCGGAAAGTTTCTTTAAGGCATCCTCTAGTGTCTTCTTCTTTTGAGAGAGATCTAATTCCGTTTCTGCGTCCCAGATTTGTTGCAGTAGTTTCTGCAAGTCTTGTATGGCTTTGCTTTTCTTTGATGTATCGAGTCCCAAGAGAGCGGCAGTGTTACCCGATACTCCCTTTTTGTTTAGCTCTGCCTCTACTTTTTTGCGCATATCTTTGTACCAGCCGAGGAGATCCTCGCCAGCACGTTTTTGTTCCTCTGCGGATAACCCAAGAGACATACCCCTTCCAGACATGATGCCTGATTCTTGCCCTAACGCATCAGATTTAGCCATATACTTGCTCAAGTCGTCGTACCCCTTTTTAAAGTCTTGCATAAACTTGATGCGCTCCTGCATCTGGGTAATGAAAGGATCCGTCTGGCTAGTGCCGCGGGGTTTGGTTTGTTTGGCGTATGCGCTCAGCCACTCGGAAAGTATAGTCAAAAACTCGACCATTTTGTTCGCGTTTGACACATCATTGTCAGAGACCGGCAAAGCTACCCCGGGATGTTTGGCGAAGTCTTCCGCTCGTTTCTGGAAATCCACAACCTTATGCTTTGCTTCTTCCAAATCCGACGCAATCTCCTTAGTATAATCTTTCATATCCTTCTCGCCTCTAAGTAGATAGCCTTGAACGGCATCCATAGACAGCCCAACCTGGTTTGCTATCTCCTGGAATTTGCGTTCAACGACGGACACCATCTGATTAGTCGGGACGACGGCTTCGTAACTTTCTTGGACATGTTTGATAAAAGATTGAAGGCCCCAACGGTTGGAACCGGCTGCTGCTTCGTTTAAAAACTCAAAGTTAATAGTGCCCTTGGGATCAAATGCCTTTGATATATCAATATTCGTCCCCTCAAAAGCCTCTTCTATGGCCTGAACCATCAATTCTACCTCCTTGCGAATCTTCTCCTTTTTGAACGAGAATGTGGTTCTTTTGCCGAATTCCTCCTCACTAACAGTAACCCCTTTAATCGCTTCTTTTAGGTTGTCCCAAGAGTTGGCGTAAATCCCCATAGTACCCACGGAGTCTTCCATCTCCTGATTTATGGAATCCACATCTGAATGTAAGTTGAGATATGTGCCAGCCAAACGATTTAGGGACTTTAGTGCCTTGTCGTTAGAGTCCGATACACTTCTCCATTTTCCTTCGTAATCCCTAAATCCATTGCCAAAGTCAACCACAATGCCCGTCAACCTCTTGATTATATCCTCAAATATACGTCCTTTGTCGGCCGCGGATGTATTAACGCCTATTAGACCGGAATCTACCGCTTTTTGGACCTCGTCCATCACAGCGTTAATCTGCTCTTTGTCGAGGCCATATTGTAATAATAGGTTTTTGGCTACCTTCCTATTTTTTTGTATGTCTTTCGCATAAGCGTCAGTCGTGGCATTTACTTTCTGCTCACGAATCTGCATATTTATTTTCTGCTCAATTGCCTCCGTTAAAGACTCGTAATGACCATTCAGTTCTTTTAGTTTGTCTATCTCAAGGTTCTGGCTGGGGATTATATCCCCATAAGTGCGCTGAAGTTCGGCCAGCGCATCATTTTGTTCATTCGACCCGTCGGCTGCCTCCACAGCGGCGTTGGCGAGGCGCTGGAAATTGGCGACCGAGCGGTTGATTTGGAGAGACCCGTCTGTACCGATTTTTTCTAGTTCCTTATTCAGACGATTAGCCTCCTGCTGGGCGGAGATAAACCATCCTGCTAACACGGATAATGCCGTTATAGCTAAACTGATCCATCCGCCACCAAGAAAACTTGCGGCTATTTGCTTCAGCCCTCTGCCCATAAGAGTCTGGGCAGCCGCCGCCTCCATCATTTTTCTGCTATAGGCATTTAGCTGTTTTATAGCCAGCCCCCTAATGGCATTGGATTTCGTTTGTTGGGCCGTCTCGAGTTGTTGCGCTCTCGCTAAAGCCGCAGTTGCCTTTTCCGCCAGTTGGGTATTATATGTCAAAGTCGGCAAAAACAAAGAGGCGACTTTCATCAACACGAATTGCCCTCCTACAGTCTTAAGAACCGTAGCCACAGACCTCCAATTTTGCATAAGGTTCTTGGCATCCGAAATTAAAGAAGTCATCGCATTATGCACCGCATCGGTATTCCCGATTTCGTCATACATAATGCTTAATGCGTCCTTAAGGTTCGCCCATTGCCCAGCAAGTGTCTCGGCCTGTTTCTCTTGCATCTTGTAAAACGTTCCGCCCTTGTCAGTCATGTCCTCAAAGATTTCCGAGATCATTTCAAAAGGAACGGCTCGTTTAGAGATCAAGTCGAACACCTCCGCCGTAGAAACCATACGACCATTAAGTTCGGTGAATTTTTTGGCGAGCAACTCGACGAGCGGAATGCCAGCCTCTGTGAATTGCCTAAGTTCCTGCCCCCTCAGCACGCTTGCTGCTCTAACTTGCCCGTAAGCCAAGATTAGCCTTGACATATCCACGCCTAAACCAGCGGAGACGTCGGCCAATCTCATAGTAACATCGAAAAGATTCTCCGTCTCGACTCGATAAGCTGACAACTGTTTCGTATAAGAAACCAAGTCTTTGATTTCGAAGGGGGATTGAATAGCAGCGGCCTTAATCTGACGGAATAAAGAGTTGGCTTCTTCCGAATCTTGTATGATTCCTCCCAAGGCCACTCGCTGAAGTTCAAACTCCGCAGTGACTTCTCTGATGTTTTTTAAAAAGCGGGTAACCGCATGTAAGCCAAAAAAGTAAGCTGACCTTTTTAAAAGGCGGCCAAAAGTCATATCCGCCTTTTCCATCTCAACTCCGGTGGCGCTCATTCTCTGCTGGACTGCGACCAACTCGCGCTGGGTTTCTCTTAACTTTTGATTAAGGGTGCCAAACGCAGATGAACCAACCGGGGTTTTATTTAATCTGCTTTGGAGGACATTAATTTTCGCCTGGAGAGCGTCAACGGTCTTTATAGTCGTGTTTAAAATCGCGTTTTCTTTTTTGCGATTTGTGAGATATTGTTGGTGTTTTTGAGCGCGTTGTTGTTCTTTTGAAAGCATCTCCGACATCGTCAGCCCCTGCTTCCTCAACTCCTCGGTGACTTTCTTGTACTGAATATAAAGCGCTTGTGCCTCCGCGGTGAGTTTGCCATCCGCAGTGAATTTCTTAGAACGAGCCATCTGGTTCCACTGCTGGTTCATCTGTTGCAGCCTGGCATTCAAGTTATCTACACTCCCAGATGCCGTGCCCAAAACTCTAATCTGTGCCTGAACATTTTGAAGTTCACGAGACATTTTCCCCAACTCAATAGCGGCTGTTTGGAACTTAGTGCTGCCGATATCGGAGTTGTTTAACATCGCAGTATATCCGGCAATTTTCGCATTAATGTTATTCAGCGTATTAGCAGACATTCTTAATGCCTCATTATACTGCTGTTCAATTTGTAGATTGCGAAGTTCGGCGTCTCCGACTTGGGAAGCGAGTCGTTCGTTTATTTGCCATTCAGCACGAATACCTTTCAAAAGAGCTATCGCTTTCGTATATGTGTCTAAATCCTGTTGCGAAGCCCCGGTTTTTTTTAGCCTAGCCAGTTCACTGGACGCACTCTTAATAGCGTATTTCAAGTCGTTCATAGACAAGGATGTCTTGCCGACAAAATCAAGGACTTCCTTGATGTCGCCTTTCCTATTGATCTCAATTGGGACTTCTAGGACACTTTCGTCTATCTTTTGCTGCATTGGTCTTATCGCCGTGCTCACCCTTTTCGCCGCGTCCTGAAACGCTTTATCTATATCAATTACTACTGGTATCTCAACTGCCATAACTTTCTTGTTTTATTATGTGATTTTGAATGTCTTCCAAAGTCTCGGGCCTCTTGCGCTGCACGCCGATCCCGAAGCCCGCCATAATATCCCGGATCTCCTCGTCTGACCTGCGGGACTCCTCATAGGTCACGACTGTCTCTTTCTCTGATTTCTCGAAGTCATAGTCGAAATAGCCCTTGTCGATCATGATCATCGAGACCAAGTTGCACGAATCCAGATACCAGTAGCGGAACCATGACCAGAAGTTGTAGTTGCCGTACACGTATTTGATCCGCTCGTTGTGCTCGGACTCCGCGAATGCGCTCCCTACTTGTCTTCCTCCTTTATCCCTAAAGCGTCCGTCTCCAACATATTCATTACGCTTTCCAGCCGCTCTTGCGCTTGCTTGGCGGCTTCGCCAACCGGTCTCATATAAAGCTCGCGTTCCTGCCTTGAGATATCCCAGTTGGCCTTGGAAAAACCCAGATCCCCGCTGACGACTCCCGCCTCGTTTATTCTGAAGGTTGTCTCGTTGCCCCGGAGTTGCAGTATGTGCCATTTTATCCACCACAGCCATGGACAAAAGATAGCCCAGTTGCCGAGTAGGTAGTATGCGGCTTTCTTTGAGTGGAGGGAATACAGTTTTCTGGTCAACTTTTTCGCCTCCTTTTGCGGCACGCCTTCCTTGCCCCGAGCCTCAAGGACTTGCGCCTCTTGCTCCAAAAGGACAATCCTTGTTTTCACGGCCTGGGCCACTTGACGGATATAATACTTGCGGCGGCCCACCTTGATGACGCAGGGAGCCCCGGTCATCGTGTCATAAGCGCCAGAAAGAAATCGTTCGGTTTTCTCCATACGGTTTTAATTTAAAAAGGGCGGGCGCACCGGCCCGCCCAAGTGAATAATCAGCCCTAGGCTTTGACTACTTCTCAACGATCATACCGGTCGCGAGAACGGTCTGGCCCTGGTCGTTACGGTTGTCCACGTTCTCGGCGAGAACCACAGCGTGGATACGGTAAAGACCGTCAGAGAGGGTCAGGTTCGAGGTGATCTTGGCCTTCGGATAGATCCAGGCGCGGTTGAGCTCGTCGTTAAGGACACCGATAGGACGGGTCATAACGGGGAGAGCAGTACCGTAACCGACAGCGGTGACAGTGTTGTCAGCGGTGTCGCCATCCCAGAACAGTCCGGTGAGGGTCGTTCCGGTGATGTCAGTTCCCGCAAGGAAAGCCTTGACCATAGCGGGAGAGGTGGAGGCGATGTCGAAGGAGAAACCGAGAGTGCCGGCGGTGACACGCGCGGTGATGAGGTTTCCCTGCTCGTCGAGGATCTCGTCAGTGGAGACATCCTCGCCCTCCCAGGTGGTGGAGTCCTGGACGATCTGTCCGAGGGACTTGGGGTTGGTAAGGCTGGAGAGTGTGGCCCCAGCGTAGTCGGCGATAGGATCAAAGATCACAAGGTCGCCCTGGCCGGCGAAAAGCTTCTGGGCAGCTTCAAATTTTTGGATAGCCATATCTTGTTCGTGTTTTAATTGTTAAAGTTATTGGTTGTTGCCCATCTCAAATTGAGACTGGTCACTGAATATCCCGAAGTCTGATTCGGTGTCGTGGGAGTTATGAATCGCGGGGCGTCGTATTTGTAGACATAATTGTCGGTAACGAGGTTCTTGTAGTGCTCTGTCTCTTGATTAGTCTCAGGATCTTTTATACGCTCTATGAATATTTCGTCGATTTGACTCAGAAGTTTCTTCGTACGATTCTTCTTGACAGATCCATCGTCATTCAGTTTGCAGTAGAGGCTGACCATAAGAGACCCTCTGGCGTAGTTGGTGTCCATCCCGACTCCCTCAATGTCGCCGTTGATGAATATCACGACGAAATCCGTGGGGAGCTGGTTGGTCGGTCTCTCCCAGTCAGAATAGACCTTGACCGGAGAAGAATCCTCTCCGACCGTGATCTGGCCGGTCAAGTAGTCGCGAAGCTCGACATCGGGTTGTATGTGGGACGGATGGATCATTACTTAGGGTTTTACCATTAATCTTGACAAGTTTGTGGAGAGTTTGTAAGACATAACATCGTAAAACTGAGCCTCAAGTTCCTCGGCATAACCGGCGTGGCGGCCTTCCTCGTTGACTTTCTCGGCGTAGGGAACACCGATGATAAGCTGTGCTTGAAGGGCTTTGGAGCCTTTCCAATAGGTGTGTTCCGCCCGACCAGCCACATCACGTGCCCACTCGGAGCCTATGATGCCAGTAATTTTCGGGTGGTCCATATGCTGGCCTTCAGTATCACTGGAAGCGGGAGGCATAAACCGTATAGCGATGGTCTTATTCCCCTCAGCCAAACGGATGGCAATACTGTCATGCAAATGGCCGAGATACCAAGGATGCATTGCGTCACCGCCGAACTTCATGGTTCGCCCATTCTTGCTCGTGGCGGTCGTACTGCGCGGCCATTCCGCATCAGTATCACGAAGCCATGTCTCAGCGTCCTTGATAAGGTATTGCTTACCCCGCTCATTGATTTGGCGGCCACAAGAAAGCAGAGCCTCGGAGAAAGCCTTATAAGTCTTTCCCCAGCTCGCCATTCGGCCACCATATGAACGCTGTATCGCCATACCTATTCTCCTTGCGCTTGTTTCAGTTCGATTCTTGTCAGTTGGACGTTTGTCCTCCAAGGCATGTTAATGTCGCGGACTATCCGCACCACCGAGGTTATAACCCGGTCGAACTCGGTAGTAACCGTGGCGGAGTCATTGATCCGGACCTGCACCTCGACACCGGGGATGAAGATGGTGGGACTCCGGGTGATTATTGACCGGGAGTATCCCGTGCCACCCTCCTCGTAAAGGCAAGGCCCGTCGTAGATAATCTCGGGGTCAACCGGATTATCCCACTCGTCCCTGCCCCCGTTATCCCGGGTGATAAGGCAATGGTCTCGGAACTCAATGAACTGCATACCTCAGATTGCTAGCGTCATACATCTCGCTGGAGGACTCGTCATCCTCAATGTCAAAGCCCCATTTGGCCCGGAGAGCGTCGCCCATGGACTTGAATCTGGCGCGGTCCGCCATGGTGATGGTGTAACCGCCCCTAGAAGCCCGAACGTCGCCGACTTGCTCGGAATAACCTCCGCCAGCGAAAACTCCCAACACCGAATAGTAGATTGTCGAAGAGGCGTAGTCCAGACGTTTCTGGAACTCCTCGTCATCGTCGTAATCGTCGATGTCGTCATCCACCTCAAGGCGTTCAAGCTCGACCTCAATCGGGCTCCTCGCCGCTCGGGCAATCACGTTGTCCTGGAGGTCAAGCCCCGGAACCAAACTACGCAGATACTCTTCGACAGTCATAACTACTTGGTATGAAGGATAAACATGTCACGAGGACGGGTAGGAACGCACAGCACGGTGAGTTCGGAAACCCAGTCCTGATACTTGGTGCGAGCGTCGTAGCGGTACTCGATGATACCATGCCCACCGAAGATAGTTGCGCTGATAGCGCTAGGATCCGGGCGGAGCGGAACGACGTTCTTCTTGATACCGACCTTGCCGGAAGGACGCACAAGATAGGTGTCCTTATTGAAGGCCCAGAGTTTGTTGCGGACGAGCTTCTTGTTGGTGTCATCCCAAACCTCGACGCCGCAACGGGTCTTGTTGAAGATAACCTCATCGGCACCGACAATAGCCTTGAAGGCAGCCTTGGTTGCATCGTCGGAAGCGGTTGCAGCAATAGCCTTGGCAGTGTTCTGAGCATCAGCGGTGACACCAGCAGAGACGAGCAGAGCGGGAGAGAGCTGATAGCCGAGAGCGATAGCCCACTTGCCGTGCTTCATATCCTCGAAGAAGGACTCCTCGTTGACCTCAACGGTCACAGAGTCGTACACTTCCTTGGCGTCACGGACCATCTTCTTGAGGTCGTTGACCGGATCGGAAGCACTACCTTCAGCGGTCTTGTCGGCGTCGGTGAACCAGCGCTTCGTGGAGGTCAGGGTCGTGATGTTCGCCTGGGGGATCTGAGCGCTGAAGGTGATGTTCTGAATACCGCGAGGGTTGTTGGTGTTGGTCAAAGTGACTTCGCCAACAGACTTCATCTGGCCGACCTGATAGGAGATGGAGCCGATGTGGGCGTCCTGAATCTCGGACAGACCGCCGAAGAGAAGCTTGGCGAGGTAATTCTGAATGCTGTCAGCGGGAGACTGGTTCATGAAGGTGGCGGCCACCTGGAGGTTCTGAAGGGTGATCAGCTCCTTGCGGTAGTCGTTCTCACCGAGCTCCCAGCGAGCCTTCTGGCGAGGGATGGAACCGCTGAGGGTGTTGAAGCCCTTGGTTCCGAGAGGAATAGGGTCGGAGTTGAGGTCGACGTAGGTCGCCATTACCTTGATCTGGTCCTCGACCTCAAGCATCTTGTAGTCGAAGTCAATCTGGGGAACGTCCCACTCCTCGAAACCGATCTCGTTCAGATTCTGGTCCTCACGACGAGAAAGAACCTGAAGGTAGTATGCCATAAAGGCTTCAGACGAGGTGATGCCATTGGAGGCCATCAATGTGTCAAGTCCAAAATACTGATTCATAGTTCTACTCGTTTACGAAGGTTATACCAGGAAGGAGAGCCTTGACGGCGGCGGAAATGGACGGGATGCGCTTAGCGAGCACCTGGCCCTTGGTCACGACAGTGCCGGTCGCACCGACGTTGCCGATGTAGACGTCCTCAAGAAGAAGACCTGTGACTCCAGTCTCGGGAGCGGCGGCATCGGGAGCGAGGACAGTAGCCTCACCGCCCATTTTCGCCACATACACGACGGAACCGGCCTTGACGGTCGTGCCCTGGGTCTGAGAGTTCAGGGTACATCCGGCCGGATAGAACTCGTCGGTATGGAGCCAAATGGGGACCTTTCCGGCAGCATAACTCTGGGAGTCATTGTTGAAAGAGTTACCGTAATTTTTCATTGGTCACAACTTTTGGGTTAAACTTTACTTTTTCTCTTCGGGGATCAGCCCTTCCGACTCAAGGTACTTGGCTTGCTTGGAGAAATCGAACGAGCCGTTACCGCCCTCCTCGGACTCAAACGGCTTGGTGGCGTCAGCGCCCTTGCGCTGGACAGCCTTATTGAAATACTCCGTGGCTTTGCCGGATAGTTCCTCGGCGGTCATGCTGCCTCCCTTCGCCTCGTTCAGCTCAAACGCTCGGTCCCACGCGTCGTCGGCCTCGTCCTTGAACTTTGTTGTCCACTTGTTCGCGTAAAAGGTCTCCTTGGCAAGAGTCTTCGCCTCTTTGGCTGAAGTCTGCGATTTAAACGTCTCGAAAGCATCCTGAACCGGTTTGACGGCAGCGGCGACAGCGTCAGCGACAATCTTCGCGATGTCGGGCTTCTGCTCGCCTCCTTCTCCGCCTTCACCTTCTACGGTTTGCTTCTCGGGATGTTTTGCCTTGTAGTCGTCATGCTCGCGCTGCAAGTCGGTCCTCTTCTGGATCTCCGTGTCGCGCATCTTCTGCAACTCCTTGGCGATCAAGTCCATCGTCGCGACATCTGAAATGCCGGCCTCAATGTCCTCCTCTTTGGTGACTGTCTCTTCTTTTGCTGAGGCGATCCGGTCCCAAGCCTCGTTGCTCAATCCAAAGCTCTTATACTTCGTCTTAAGCGCTTCCGCAATTTTTTTCTTCATATATAAATAGGTTAGAAATGATTCTGCCGCAAAATTAACCAACCGTTTCGGATTTCGCAATATCTACAGCACAATTTGCTATATCCGAAATTTTAGGTATATTTGCGTCGAATAGTTTTTTCATAAGTATAAGTATTAAGGTTTCAATAGGCGCGGCCGCGAGGCTCCGCCTATTTCTTATTTGTTTCTCGGCTGGTTCTCCGCCTGGTTGGTGATGTTCGGGACATTCGGATCATTCACCTCAGTCTTCGTGCTGTACTTGGCGTCCAGGGCCTTCTCCTCCTCCTTCTCCTTCATGATCTGCTCAGCGTCTCCGAGATGCGAGTTGCCGATGTCGCTCATCGTCGCCTTCCTAGACTTTACCCCAGCGTAATACTGGTCCAGCTCGATCTTAATACGCTCGGACTCGTTTTGCGGGATCCATATATTCTGGCCGCTGGATACCCTCAAATCACCATACCGGCTGATGTCGCCCTCCGCCTTGCCGACCAGACGCTTGAAAACCTCCACCAACTGGCGGACCGACTTGGCGTAGAACTTCCAGCGGATCTTGCACCACTCAATGTCCGGGGCGAACATGATCTTGATAGTCGTGCTGCTGTCAGCGCCCTGACGGATATCCACGGGTTCGACAAGGGAGGTCAAAGAGCCGCGGAGTATATTGTTCCAGAGTGTGTCCAGATTTATCTTCGCCGTGTTGGAAGCGTCAGGCGGGGCGAGAAACTTGGCGTCAGCGTGCGCTATACTGTCCGACGACCCTTTCACACCGATGGTCTTGCCGTTAATCTTCGACGGCGGGAGATTGACAATCTTTTCGCTCTTAAGGAATAGAATCGGGAACGCAGAATCCTTTACCTCGTTTGCGATATAACTGTGCGCTCTCTCGTACTTCACGATGCAGTCCTGCACGGGGCCGGTGGCGATGTCCGGGACTCTGAAGTAGATGATCTGCAAGATGTCGTTTCCGATTTGCGACTCCTTGCGGGAGACAAGCCTGTAGCCGTCCTCGCTGACTTCCTGGGATGTAAGAGGATTACGCACTATCCTACGCAGACGGTCGAGCAGTGTACGTCCTTCCTCCTCGTCTGTGTCCACTTTAACCCACGTCTCCTTGTTTCTGGTCGTAAACACATCTACGGCAGGCTTACCGTTAAGGGTATAAGCCCTGTAGAGCACGGGCTTCCCGGAATCGTCCGTCCCCGGATAAAGAGCGTCTCCCTTCTCGTAGGCGAAGACCTCGTACTGTATCGACGTGCCGTCATACCACCAGTACAAGGCGGAGTCACACTCCCTCTCGCAATACGACACGGCTTCTTGCCATGCATCCCAGAATCCCGCATAATCCATCCATGACTGCAATTTTTGGAACGCCTCCTCGTCTCGGTCCTCGCTGGCGACCCAGAAGTTGTCACCCGTGAGATGTGCGATCTTCTTGTTCACGATAAACTCCTGAATGGCCAACGCGACGGTCTCCACGTCGTCATAGCCGTCCAGGACGTACTTCGTCTTGCCGGTCGTCTCGTCCTTCTCCGCCTTGTAAATAGGGCGCTGGCTCATATACTTCGAGTTAATCTCGTGAGCCGCCGGGCTCAGCTCGTTAAGGAACTGGTCCTGCGTGAGGTTGACGTAACCGACACCGAACGCTCCGGCGCGGGGCTGTCTGTAGCCGACATGGTTGCCGGCCGGAGGATACATACTGGCGCTGTCGGGAGTGACCCGCCTGGTCCAGTAGTCCTTCTTCAAATGTTCACTGATGTTCATAGGCTAAAAATCGCGATTTTGGGTTATACATACACGACACTGCGTCCAGCGCCGTAGTCATTATACAGATCATATGCGTCGTCATCAATCTCCGGTGACGGCTGTTTTTTGGGACGGGCGTCGAGTTCGAAGTAGGAACGAAGGCAGATGGTATCCATTAAGTCTGGAGAGTTTTTCTGATGCCGCGCTTTATACTCCAACTTTGACAAGTAATATATTTTCGTGTTCTTTTTTGTTGTAACGAAAAGGTCCGTTGCATCGAACAGAATGTCACGAATAGTCCTAAGTTCAGCGTTCTTTCCGTAAGGAATACGAGTATTCAAATCCATACTGGTGCTCATCTTTCCTGTTTGTATAAGAACCTTTGTCTTCCCCAGTAACTGGCTGCGAACATTAAAATATTGCTCTAATGTAACGGGGTTTCCATTCTCGTCGTATTCCTGGATTGGCGTCTTGTTACTAGTAATAGGATTTGCGCTCACATAGTCTTTAAGGAAGAATCCCAAACCGCTGGCATCAAACGCAAAATTTTTCTTCGGGACGCCGTATTTAGCCAAGGTCGCCTCTATCCAAATTGGCAACTCCTTCATATTTCCCGTAAATGTTTCAATAGCAAAGAAGCGCAACCCCTTCCATAATACCATTTGGCAGCCGTCAGGCTTCTCGGAAGACGCCGCACCAGAAATATCCATCGTCGCATACAGGTTTTCGTCGTCTGTTTCTGGGTTCGTGGCCAAGTCGAGAATCATCTGTTTTGTGACCGTGCTTTTTGATGACTGGGAGGGCCCAAAATAAGCTTCGGCAAGAATCGCTCGCTGAGTTTCACCGACATTATGAAGGTTCGCCACGGACTGTCCGCCTGTCGCATTTACGAGCTTTCTGTTTCCAGACGCATGCCCGGTAAAAAGCGTAAACGACTTCACCATGTCCGCCTCCGCAAGACCCGCAGCGCGGTCCTCGTCGTTTAGCTTAATATTTGCGGCGGCAACGACCTCTTCACGAGTGTCACCCCAAATAACATCCTCTGGCTCATCGCCCTTGACGTAGAAATACCTTGTCCTACCATCCCAGTCAGGCTTCAAATGCCAGTCGTCACCAATATATCCCGCGGTCAATAAGAAGGAAGTGGTCCAGTGTTCGTAACGGGGGTTAAACGCAAGAATTGTCTGTGGCGTTATTCCGGAGGAGTCGCGATTCCGCGAAAAAATGTATGTGAACATTTTATACTGCTCGATAGCAGTTGCTTCGTCACAAAGAAATAGGGCGGCTTGTTGTTTCTTATATGTTTCCTGGAAATCATACCACTCCTGCGGGTTGTCCGCATTGAAGTTGGCGTGCAGAAATTGGATAGCATTATTCCACTTCGGCCAGGAGAATGTTGGCAGTTCGCCTGTTGTTACCTCGCAGTTAGAGAAGTTCCCCCAGACAGTCTGCCCATCTCGCTGCATACTCGTACCTTTGGCGGAGTCCAGTTTTCGGACATTGATAAGTCGAGCCGTATATCCGTAAGTACCTACTCCCTGCAGAGCCTTAAGCATCATGCCGAACGTCTTCCCGGAAGTAGCCTCGCCGCAGATAAATATCAAGTTGGACATGCATCGTGCAAGATTTTCCTGCAGGCCCTCCTGGGGCATAAGGTCGATATTATCTCGCAATACAAAGTTCCCAACCTTATCGTAACCCTTATCCTTGACAGTAGCCTTCTTCCTCTCTACATGTTCGTAAAGAGGAGGAAAAGGGGCGTGATCTTTCTTAAGTCGGAACATACTCCGCAAATATATTAAACTTGCGGGGCTTTAACAAATAAAAACCGCCACATCATCACGACGGGGCGGGTGTACGAGAATAAAACAGAAATGTCAAACAATGGTTCTCTAAAATGGCGCAGTGTTCGGTTGCGTCGGTGTCTGCTGCTGGTCCATCTGCCAGGACCAGCAGTTAAGGTCCATATAATAGTTGCCGTTATTTTCGCGGACCGATCCGTCAAACTTGAATGTCCCGGTCTGGCCGACCTGAAGTCTCTCGAACTCCTCAGCCTTGTTCATGTTGGACAGCAGAACCTGCTTCGGATATTGCCCGCTCTCGTATTCCACGACAATCGAGACCCTCTTCCACGGGCCCCTTGCTGACACCCCCGCCTTCACTATTGGCGAGGAAGTTATTTTACCCTTTACTTCCATCTTAATGTTTTTGGCTATTCATTTTCAAGTTCCGTGCCATCCTCAACCCGCTCGCAGTTTTCCTCCACAAATTTCCGGTATTCGCACTCTCCGCAAGTGACGGGCAAATAGCGCCTAGGCTGTTCCTCAACCTCCTCGTCCCCATCCAATAGGCCAGCTTTGTCGGCCACCTTTAGCACGAACTCCGGGTCAGTCGCCTGATCAATATTGTCGGCGAGGGACATGGCGAACTCGACCAGCTTGGTCTTGGCCTTGGCCTTCCGCTCCTCCATGGATCCCTTCGGCTCGGACTTGACCGGCTTGGCGTGAAGGAAATCGTCCAGCGTCTTCTGGTAGGCTTCGAGGTACGCCTTGGCATCCTTAGACGCGAAGAACTCCTTCATCAGTGTCTCGAAAGAAGCCTTGGAGCCGGACGTCAGGAACTCCGGATGTGCGAAAGTAAGATATGCCTCCTTTCTTGGGCATCCGGACAACACCAGCCAGGTCAGGCAGGACTGCTCCTGCTGGCTGAGCTGGGTATAGAAGTTATCTGGGCGAAGCGGTATGAGTGGTTTAGCCATATCACAAAGATACTACTTTTCTTCGGGATTGCAAGAGCGAAGGTAATCAACGACAGCGGCCATCTTGTCAAAGGTAATGTCGTCGTCAAGGTAGATGCGGTCGTCGAACTCTGAAAAATCATCGCTTTCAGTGTCGCACGGAAAATGGCAACAGGTCTCGTATTCTATGTCGAATATTTCCAAAACACGCTGCTTCTGTTCTTCTGTGGTAGCTCTAAGCATTTAAATATTCGTTAATGATAATTTTGAATTGTTCTAAACTACGGCAGATCTCGTAGCGGAACCCTTGCGACTCCACAAGTTCCTGCCATTTTTTTTGGTGCTCCGACTGCCGGCCATGTTCATCTTTATATTCGATACATAGACCGTGAAATGGCCCGCGAGGTATGAGCATCAGTGTGTCCGAGACTCCATGATATACCCCCATAGAGCGGCGTATAGCGCCAGTGATAGCGTTCGAGTCAGCCCTACTGTTCTCATTAGGAACGGCAAAATAAAGCCCGCGATACCGTGGATAGTTGTTCCAGAAATATTCGTAGCAAGTAGCCTGGATTTTGCCTTCGGGCATAGAATGCCCACGCTTCTTCTGTTGCGGAGGGGTCTCAATGATCGGCATATCACTCAAATATCTTCCTGTAATGCTCGCACAGCGCCTCGCAGGTGGGAAAGCAATCGAAGCCAACTTGATATACACCTATATGTTTACCGAAACGTCCAGCCACGACTGCAACGCCTCCGGCCTCAATAACCTGTTCACTTACTATTTTATGTCGAGCATTATCGAACACCCACACCTTGTCTCCTGGTTTCATACTACTTATTTTCTATTTCCGGGAAGCACCCGACCTTGTTAATAAACTGCCTCGCCCGCTCGTCGACCTCTTGCTTTGAAGCATAATTCTTTCCATTTCCGTACATCTCGTCACGATACAAGCAGGCGATAGTCGCACCTTCGCAAGCGTCTAAACGATTGTCACGAACAGAAGATCGCAGTGCGCTCTCTTGTATTTTTACGACCTCCCAAATAGAGATAATATCATCTTTTAACAAGCGATATAAAATATACTCCATCTCTGGTCGGTTATCGCACAACCATTTATAGACTTCGGCTCGATTCATTACTCAACTTTTACTCCTTTCATTTTCTCGGGACGGCCCCGTAATACCGAATCAATGCAGTTTGTCGCCCACTGCTCCAAGTATGCCAGCGGCTCGCTTTTGTCAAATCCGCCAAGAGGAATGTCAAACTGCTCGCTCAAATAGGCTATGTAGTGCAGAGCCTCATGAGCGCATACACCGGCACCGCATCCTCCTGGCAAGAAGATTGATACAAGACATCCTCGCATCAAACTCTTTTTATTCCCGACAATCATCGTATTAGCATATTTGCCTGAAACATACTCGAATGTGCCGCCAAAACTATCCACCATTTCACCATCATTGTTAAAAGGATAAAACAGTTCCGCAACGTCTTCTGTATTTGGCTTCTTGCAGACCCAGAGTCTTGTCGGGTATATCACCGGGTCAAACTCGTAGATTACTTGTTTCATTTCTCGTATTCGCTTTTCTTAATATCCTCCATTGTTCTTCCAAAGCCACTCCTTCAATGCGATCTCTCCCTTTGCAAGCAGGAGAGTCGGGTCGCAGTCTTGGTCATTGAAGATTATCAAATCTTCTCCGTCCTTGCCACAACCTCTCTTATAGATACTCAGCATCCAGTCGCAAGTCTTGCAGTAACTGAAGTCGAGATGCATTGTGTAGTCCTCGGCTAACTTAAACCAGTCAGTATTCATCTATTGTACTCTTCTAGAAAAATTTCTGCAAATCCCCGAACACTCTGAAAGCCGAAATTAACCCTCTCAATTTCCAAAGGAGGATCTGTGCCAAGTTCATCTTTACCATATGATAAAGTGCCAGAATCCTCAATTATAAGGTTCTTTTCCATAAGACGTTCAATGGTCCGTATAAAGGCTAATAATCCTCTCTGTGTCTCTAATGTGTCCATACCAGCTCTCTCTTCAAATCCCATGCCTAAAACAGTTTCGGCGAGGAGTCCTGCACATACCTCCAAATATAACCACCAGCCGATTTCCAAATTTTCCTGCAACACGCAGCAAGTTGACCACGATTAACACCAGTTTGTCGAGAGGCTTCGGCTACGGACGGATAGGCAGATAAAAACTCTCTTGTAATTTTGTCATACTGATAAACCTCTTTACTTTGGTCTTTCCGATTCCTTCTATAAGGCAAACAACACTCTAAAGTTAAGGGATTCTTCATATTCTCACTTCGATTTTTAACCCATCTTAGGTTGTCAGCCCTGTTGTCTGTTCGTATTGTGTTTATATGATCAACCTCGTATTGGCGCCCCGGCTTCTTTCCGTGGAATGCAGTACAAACCAAACATGCAACAAGTGGCGTTAGGGTTTTGCTTGTGGCCGGGTCTGTTAAACCAACCCTTAAATATCCGCCTCCTATTATTGACTGGCTTAAAATCCGTTCTTTTATCCGGATAGAGCTACCGTTCCGGCGCATTCGTGTTCTTTCAATGCTTTTTACTCTTCCAAGGTTGCTGACCTGATAGATGCCGCCCCATCCTTCAATGTCTTTCCAAATTTCTTCCATCTTAAAACAACAATCCCCTGTTTTCAAATAGCGGTGGAAGCACTATCCTACTGGCAGGGGATGCGATATTTCTACTTGCTATCTTCCACATAGCATTGATATGCAAAGATAGTAATTTTATTTGAATAAAGAAGGACTTTCGTCTTTTTTCTTGGCCTTTACTTTCGAGAGTATCTGAGTTCGAAAGAAATACCAGAACTTCGGGGATATATTCTCCCCATGCTTTGTCCGCAAGACCTCTATCGAGCGCATAAATGCCTCTTTTTGATTATCCGCATTCTTTATGCAGACAGCGACGAGAATTCGGTTATTTGACCATCCGTCCAATTTGCGACGAGCCACATACTGTTCCAGAGTCTCTTCCTCGTCCTCCTTCTTCTGCGCAATAATCTCGTTAAGTTCGGCATTATATATCTCCTGCTTCGATGGAAAATGCCAGCCGCAATATGGGCAATCTTGGTATTGAACTGGGATAAGTTTGTGGCATTGATCGCATTCTTTAAGGGGCGGAACACCGCCACCGGAGCCCTCATTATGCCAGAGGCTCCAATTTCTACTGTCTTCATATTTGCCGAGCCTGGAATAGTTCAATCCAAAATCCAAACAAATGAATTCGTTGTTCTTACCTTCCGAGATTCTGGACGCACGACCCAAGCATTGCAGGAGCTTTACTATCGAGGTCGTGGAGAACATGAGCATCACTACCTTAATATCAGCAATATCCAGTCCCGTAGTTCCGATCCCAAGATTCACAAGCACCTTGAAGTCCCCCCTGGCGAATCCATCCACGATTTCCTTTCGAGGCCCGCTATAATCTTCGTCCTCGTCGAAGTTGTTCGACAGGAGATACTTCGCGCTGACCCCGTGAGCATTAAACTCTTCCGCCAGACCGATGCACTGCTCAGAACTGCACCCAAAGACAATCGCCTTCTCTCCAGGGCAGATGCGCAGGTAGTTCTCCACGGCTCCTACATACTTCGTCCTCGACTTGAACTTTGCCGCCATCTGGCCCAAGTTGTAATCACCTCGTCCGTAGTCCCATTCGACATCATCCATAGACGGAGCATCCAGAGAGTACAGTTTGCACCGGCATAGATATCCCATATCCACCAGATCCTGCACGGACGGACCGACGGCCATCGCGTTATACATGAGCGCCATCTGTTTCATGTGCCCGGACCTGGAAGGAGTGGCGGTGTAACCAGTGACATAGCACTTCGGCGAGATGTAATCAAAGATAAAATCGAAGTCACAAACATGTGCCTCGTCTGGCACCAAGAGCGTGACGGATTTAAGGTACTCCTGCCACTCCGGTTTCTCGATTCTCCGGCGCAAGGTCTGTATCATCCCTACGGCGCAGTTCGAGGTCGGCACCTTTCTGTGCTTTGGCGATATGATTTCTGGCTCTACGCCGAACTTCCGGCACTGGTTGGCATCTTGCTTCATCACCTCCTCTCGGTGCGCTAAAATAAGCACTTTTGAGCCCTTCTTGACAGCAAGGGATGTAACATAGCCGAGGATTAAGCCCTTCCCTCCACCTGTCGGAAGGACGCAAACTATGCGCCGGTACTTCGCCAGCGCAGTCCTGATCTCCGAAACGGCGGTCTGTTGGTAGGGACGTAACTCAATCATACAACGTCCTCCCACACGACAACACCCAAATGGCTAAATTTCTTAAAATCCAAAGTACAAGTGGAATATTTTTGATATAGAGGTGTTTTATGCTCGAAAACCATGTGCGGCCGCGATAAATCCCACCAAAAGATCCTCTTAAAAGCACCATCTACTTCTTCTGGGGTGTTGAAAGTCGTTCCGGGATGATACCACCATGTGCCATCTATGTGTTGCTCAAGCAATGAAAACATATTCTACAATTATTTGCGGACGGGGCAGGACTTGAACCTGCACAACAGAAACGGGCCTAGCGGGAATTACGCCTCCACGTCGGGAATATTGCAACCTCTCCCTCTGCTGCTCTCACCATCTTAGTAACCCGTCCAAAACGCCGCCGTTAGTGCACTCCTGGGCAATTACGCCGTGGGCTGTCGCCTTTAAAGGAAGGCTCAGGGGCTCACATCGGCGGCAATCCTACTATAGCCCCTTTTTCGGATTTATTCGGCACATACTGCTCCCGGAGGCTCAGGGCAGGAAGGCTTCAACTCTGCGATGAGCATATCAGCCATAGCCACAGCACCGTGAGCAGATTCTGCAAGCCCTTTCACAACGAACTCCTTAGCCAGCTCATAACGCCTCGCCGGCCATGGATCGTACTCGGAGAATTTCGTCGGTTCAAAGCTATTGATCATTTTCTCAAAAGGACTATCAATCACAAAATCCCATTCGAGCGTCAAATGCTCCTTAAAGTGTTCAACTCCAGAGGCGTCGATATACGACACCCAGTCACTCTCGCTGCGGGCGCCTTTATCGGCAGTCTCCCAAGCGACAATCTCTACCAGCTCATCCGTCTTACGGAGGCGGTACTTCAAAGGAAATAATGAATTGTTCTCCATATACTAAAACTAATAAAAATAGATGGCTTCTTTCCCGTCAACCTTGACGACCTTGGCGTTGGCATCTTGGCATCCATAGTCAATCCAGAAACCGGCTGGGATTTTGATGCGGGTGTCGTCTCCGAGACCAGCCTCCTCCACGGCTCTCTTCAAATTACCCCAGGTGGCCAGCATAGATCCATCCTCAAACAGGGTCTTGGGTTTACGCCAGATGTCATAATCGCCGTGCCGACAAAAAAACACGACGCTGTCAGGCTGATCCCATTCTTGGACATCTATCCCAGCCTGCAAAATGGCCTTAACCCTGAATCTCTTGCCAACATACTCTCCCTTTTTGGGAGTCACACCACACTTAAATAACTCATCCGCATTCATATCTCAAATTGTTTTCTTATAAGTTCACTATCAATCACTTCCCACTCATTCCCATCAAAAGACAGCCAAATGTGCCCCCGCGAGCGCAAAAGCAGTACCGAGACGAGAATACCGTCCGCCTCTCCTCGCTCCAAGAGCCCCATAGCCTTGTCATTATCCATCATCCTTCCTTAACTCGATCAAATGCCAGTAATTCCCGACCTTGTCAATCCTCCCTATCCAGACGGAGCGGAGAATCCCGAAGGAGCAGCCCCATTCCCGCTGACATAAGAGGTCCAACTCGTCGTCGTACCGGCCGTCGCTGTTGTCCCATGTGGACAAAAAATGTGCCACGCAGGGAACATCATCCAAAGTTATGAAAGCCACGCCCTCTGGAGCGGCTTTCGGCAGCGCTAAATCCGGCGCAAGTATCTTGTCAGCGAACTTCGCCTTTATCGGATATCTCACGGTCATAGAACACGATTAAACAATACTCCTTACTTAAGACATCTTTGCCGTGCCCTTCAAGCACCGCATATGACTGCCACTTCTTAAATGCGGCTATCCACGGGATGCCATACCTCATCCGACACAGCATATCGCAGACGGAATCCTGCGGGATTTTCTCTACCTTCTCCACGGTAAACTCAGGGCCGTTGAAGAAACGGATCTTATCCCCTCTTCGGGCTTTGGCTATCGGCTTGGTCGGAGGATAATACTCCCCATATGGCAAGAGAATAAAGTCAAGCCAGAATCCGCCAGGAACAGCGTGCCTCGGCTTAAGTGTTCTGGATACTTTCATCCCCTATCTTTAGCCTCTTGTTATAAACCAATTTGCTGGTCAAAGCGACCATCGCAGTGCCGAACTCCACCATGACTCCACCGCTGACCTCCCAGTCCGACTCGGGACGGCGGCGGTACTGGTAAGCCATACTCTGCATCTCTATTATAATGCTTTTGCGGGAGAACTTCCGCACGGTGCCAGGCTCAATCTTCCAATGGACCATAGTCTCCCTCCGGAAGCGCTCAATCCCCACCGGATTGGGATACGCCAGCCACTCCTCTATCCCCATAAGGTAGAAACGCATGCTCAACACTATCGGGCAGAATGCGTAATTGAATTTCTTGACCTCATAGAGATACTCCTCGGCGAATCGCGCCAGACCGTGGTGGCGACACCAACGGTAGAGAGAGAACCGCCACATCTTCCAGTCGTAATCGTCGGGCTCGCCAAGCACCCCGTATGTCCAGCCCGCCTTGTGCTGGTCAAGGAACTCCTTGGCGGCGTAGTCATCCCCCAGCTCATAAGCGTCCAGCACGCCCTGCTTGAAACACATAGCGCACAAACTGACAATCTGCGGAGCTGTCCGCCTATTTAACAGGGATATGCTCATCCTCCAAATACGACAATATCTGGAAAAACGTGCCGAGGGAGCACGGTGGCTCCCTCACTATCTGGTAACTCTCACCATTGAAATAAAGGATGGCAAGAACATACCCACGCTCGTCTTTAACCAGAATCTTTCTCATTATTTCTTCAGTAACTGGCCATTATCGTCCACGTACCACTCGCCCTTTTTGAACTCGGCTGGGTTAATCGGGGCGTCAATCATCTTGTCGAAAAGAATGATTCGGCGTTTCATCTCCTCTATGGACGCCTCGAAGTCTTTTCGGGCGAACTTGAAGACAAGACCACGCCAAGGTGCGAGGGGAGAGTCGGTATCCTTGAGAATGTCGTCGTCCTGGTAAATGTACTTGACCACCCATATCTCCTCAACAGCGGAATTCGATATAAACTGGCCAAGCAGTTGGTCCCCATGATCTTTCCATACGGCAAGTTTCTTCTCCTCATATGAGGTGTACTCATCACCGAAAAACTCAATGGAGGTCGCTCCGACAAGAGTCTTATATTCAAAGACGATCCGCTGATCCGGCGTGAACGCATCCGGACTGGCGCCCACCGGGCAATCCGTAGCAATCCAGAACGGAATCTCTGGCAAATCCTTGGAATAAACGATTTCGTTGAAGCCGAGGTTAGCCTTGCACCACTCGTAAATCGTCGGCTCCTGCTCGTTTCCGATCTCCATAGCACGGGCAAACACGGGGTGAGTAAAACCATGCTTCCTCTCCCAGCGCTTGGAACGGATATAAGAAAGGTTACCGTCAATGATTTTTCCGCTCGCGCTAGTAATCTGGCCCAACTCACTTGCGGTGATCATTCCGAGCCGTTTTTGCAGCCATTTTTGTTCCTTGTCCATAATTATTCTGGTAAATCACTTATCTGGTCAATAATAGCCTGTTTCACGGTGTCTGACTCAAAATCGTACATCGCGGCGATGTCATCAATGGTTTTCCCGTTCTTTAGAGCCCAGTCAACAATCACTTGGATCTTATCCTCGGTGATAACCTTCTTCGGGGCGGGAGCGGCTTCCGGCGAAGCCGGAATTTTGCTGATACGAAGTCCCCAAGTCTCGCCCCCATCCTGAACGTCACGTGTTTTCTCCTTCGTGAGCCTAACTGGGACATTTTCCAGACGGGCGGGATAACCGTCGCACTCGGGAAACTGTTTCACGAGCCTTTTCCGGTTGGTCGCATTCAGTAACATCGGCAGGGAGGTATAAGGGTTCGGCGCAAAGTGCGCTACCCAAACACCAGCCTCAGTCCTACCGTTGATCATTTCGCTCTCTTTGTATTCAATACGAGCAATGATAATTCTCTCGATGTCCTTGCCCTCGGGTAAGCACTCGACGCCGCAGTGAGTGAGCTTCCCACCCGTGCGGTAGTGAATATTTCTCTGATCTTCCATGACACTATTTATATCTTAATCGAATTGTTTTCAGGTGATTCTTTAGATATTCTCCTCGCGAACTTGTCATGAAGTCACCGACTCTGGAGTACACCTCGCTACACTGCCGAATGTAGACCTTAAGGTCTGGATAAGTGGCATTCAGCCTTGTAAGAATCTGCGACTGTAAATCGTAAAGCCCTGCCCGCTTAGCGCATTCCGCGTCAAAAGTCCGGTCTTGAATGATTGAACGTGTGTCCATAATTATCCGTTTCCATCAAGACTTGCAAACTCTATACCAGCCAGGGCCAGTTTCGCCTTCAGCTCCTTATTTTCATTGATAAGTTTGCGTACCTCATCCCAAATCCAATCGCCATTCTCCACATTGTGCTCAATAACACACTGCGGCACTCTTTTAGATAACATCACCAGCAAATCGCCCTCGAACCGCTCGTGCTCGCAGATTTCCCTCTGCAACTCGCACAACTTGTCCGCCAGCATCCGCTTCTCGGCCTTTCTGGCAATCCTATTCTTCATCGCCAAGCGCCTCCGCTTTCTTCACCGCCTTCTTGAAACGGCCGTTGCTGTCCCTCTCGCGCTGCTTCTTCTCCTTCGGACTGGCCTCGACATACTCCTGGACCGCCTTGACCTCGGCGATTGCGGCCTCCTCGCTGTCGGTGGGATCCGGTTCGGTCTTCTCCAGACGCTTCTCGTACTTCCTCAACTCCTTCTGGATGCCGTCAACCAGGCCCTGATCAGTAGTCAGCAACTTTCCAAGAGTGTAAATCATCTGGCAGAAGCCGATGATGTTTGAGTCGTCCTTGCCTGCCAATAAATAGGCATAAGGATTCTCGTCGGCCGTGAAACTGGCCTTGAAATTGCCGCTCAGCGTCTCAATCGTCATGTTCAGACGTCTGAAACACCACTTGAAACCGCCGGACTCTCCTCTCCGGACAACGGGGTTCCTGAATGTGAACCACCAGATTTTACTGAATCTACTCATAGCGCTATAATTTTTGTAAAGATAATGATTTCTTCGCCACTATCATATCTCCGATGTCCGCCTTTTCGGGAATCGGGATACCAGCAGGCCATTTTTCCCACCACGTCCAGACCGGGCCCTTCTCTTCCCACTCAATCCGGGCATCCATGTCCGGAACCAGAAGCATATCCGGCTCTATCTCTCGAAGATTGGACTTACCACCGCAAGCCATAAATCTTCTATCGCCGAAGTAGAGCGAACAGAGCAACACGCTTTTTTCGCTTTCAGCGATAAAGGCTTTTTTCCCGTCGTTCGCAAGATGCGCTCCGAAGTAAGCCTTCCCTGTGTATCCGTCAGCGACCCGGTATTGCCGCCCGGGGAAGAAGTCCTTCCGCCTATGTCCGTCTTCTCCATAACATATTCTTTTGTCATATAATATCCTCCCTTGCTGGTCCACATACCAAAACACGGCGTTCCCGTGCGAGTCAGTGGTCACATTATACCTCTCCCAGACCTCTCTCACCTTTTCCTCTGGGAACATCCCGCACATCCATCGGAAAAGCGGGCATTTCTCTAGCGGATACCGCTTGGCGCCCTCCAGAACATCCTTACTGACGTATTGGACCTCTGGAGCGACCCTCTTCCTGAACTCCCTATTCCACTCAATAGCCTGCGGCTGGCCCTTTATGATCCTCAAAGCATCCTTAAAGTCGCTGGCGCCACCGAATTCTATAAGCCACTGGGGCAAGGAAACGCATCTGCCGCCCTCCTCGCTCACCCAGACGCTACCGCGACCGACAAAAACCTTCAGTTTATCCCTTCTGTAAGCGTGTTTGTCTCCGTTGAGATAATATCCTCCTTGCCAACCGTTGCCGTGCATCTCAAGCTCCATCCCCAGCAGTCGCGGGACGTTCCGCATCGCCGCCACGCAATCATAGGCGAAGCTGTATCTATCCTTTTTCTCCATCAGAACGGCAATGCGGCCTCCCTCTCCGCCTCAAGTTTGGCGAAATCCGGCAAATCCTCGTCATCCCTATGCCTTCTCTTCGGCTCGGGGTCGGGAACGCCCATACAGTACCACATACCATCGCTCCTACGCACCTTAGCGAGACCCATCTTCTTGAACATTTCCGTGACCGCGTTCTTGTTCTTCGGAGTCTCCCCGAAGTCGTTGCAATAGGCGATATACTCTTGACACCACTCCTTGAGGGACTTCCATCGTGGATCCTGCGGGCTGTCCGGCTCGACCTTGGCGTAATTGAACTCGGAAATCCACCGCCGCAGGGAGTTGCTGGTGTTCTTCATCTCCTCAATCACGTCCCTCACCGAGGACGCGATGTCAATCTTGCCGCCGTTCTCCACAAAACTGCGATAACCCTCATACACCCAGTTGAAGATGGCCGCCTTCACGTCATCCGCCTGCAACTTAGCCTCCAAGGTGACATCCTTGTCCCTCTCGTCAATCTGGTTCGGGGCCACAATCACGAGAAACCTGCGGAAGTAGCCGTCCGTGTCGTCAGTAGTCGGCGGCATGCCGTTGGCGCAACACAACATGAGCGGGACCTTCGTAACCTTCGTCGGCCTGCGGGAGTACGGATGCCTCCCGGTGAACTCCCCACCAGACACGAACGCCTTGAAATCACCGCCGGAGAAGTCCTTCTTGCTCACATCGTCGCAATAATTGACGATCTTGCCGTTCACGTCGGCCAAATGATACTCCGCCTGGTTCCCGCTCTTGAAGAGCTGCTCGGGGCTATAACTACTCGCCACACTCCGGCCAAGCATGTTGATAACCGCCTTGCAGATGATACTCTTGCCGTTCTGGCCCTCGCCGACCACGAAACAGATGTACTCGATCTTGTATTCCGTCCTCTTGGCCAAGAAACAGCCGCAGAACTGGTGGAATGTCTCCCGCATGTTCTCGTCCGGCACGGTCTGGGCCAAGACTTTGTCCCACAAAGCAGACCTTGCGCTCGACATATAATTGAAATCCAGCACTATGTCGGTCTTGTATTTGACCGAGAAGTCCAGCAACTTGCCGGTGTATGTGTCAAAAACACCGTTCTTGAAGCACACATACCTCCGGTCCGCCTCAAACTTGCACCTCTCGTCCGTCTTCAGCTTGTTAAGGCACAAATCCTTGATAGATTTGGCGGAGTTGGCCTGATAGACTATACCGACGTCGCACCTCGCCATCGTCTCCATGATGATCTCCTGCAAAATCTCCTCCTTCACGACCTCGAAATGCTGCCCGTTGAACACGAAAAGCTGGTCATCGTCGTCCATCTTGAAGAAATCGCAGCCCTCATCACCGTCCAAGCCGCATATGTACCGCCGGAACGACAACGCCATCCCCGACTCCGTCCGTTTGTTCACACGGTCATCTGACGCGCCCGCGCCCTGGATCGAAGGACCCACGGTCGAGCACAAAAAGTCTATGATATAATCATATCTCACGAAAACTTGCGGTTTTTTGTGAAAAAACCAGAGCGGGCAGGGGCCTCTCCCGTAGAAGAGGTGGGTACATCCCCTATCCGCTCTGGCTATCTTTCTATCCTCGCCCCGTACCCAAGGGACTGGAACGCAAACCTACAAAAAATATTCCATCAAAACAAAGCCTCCGGATCTTTTCTGAACATCTGCGTGAAAATACCCTCAAGGACAGACACAACTATGCTGTTTCCCGCCAGTTTATATAACTGGGTGTCGCTAATCCCATCCGCCTTCATCTTGTCAGAATCGGCGTCACTGACTCCCATATGACGCATACAATCCCTCGGAGTGAGCTTTCTGACCCTTATCCGCTTTATAATGGACTTCCGCTCCTCCGGAGTCAACAAAACATTAATGCCTTCCATATATTCGACCAATAAATTGTTACACTCATAACTGCTTTTGGTTATCGTCGGCACAACCGCTTCCGACAACGCCATACGCCGGAACCCGTGCGGCAGGCTTAATATCATCTTCTTCATAAAGCTCCATTACCGCCGGGAAATTATGCTCAAACACGTTGAACGTCCCCACCTTGTGGTAGGTCGAGAGAATCGTCCGGCATATCCCGTCCTCTATCGTGTTTATCGCTATCTTCTTCATATGTATACTCCAATATACAAGTCATCTGAGAGTCCCAGCCACCATGCTCCAGCCTTCCGAGAAAATTCTCCCAAGACAAACGCCCCATCCTGGCGTAAATACACTTGCAACAGCCATCGGCGTCAGTGTTTATCGCCCGCATCTTCCTCATCTCTTATCTCTATTATAGCGGTAGCGATAAAGCCGTCTTTCTTCCCCAGAAGCTCACGGGTGAAATTGGCCAGACCCATCTTATAATAATTGGCTTTCAGACAACGGCAGCAACCGTCCTCGTCAGTGTTCAACCCCAGCCGCCTCATCTCCCGCGCACCAACTTCAACAACTCCTCGTCCGGCATCAACTCCAGCCATTTCTCCACCTTCTCCCGGTCAAGGTAATACTTCTCATCAGCCTTATCCTCAACCAGATCCTCCATTCTCGTCCTCAGCTCCACCGGCTGCGGGAAGGTGAACCACGCGTCACCAAGGATTGCCACGATGTAGACCCTCTCCCTATTCTGCGGGATGCCGTAGTTCTTGGCGTTAAGCACCTGCGCGAACACGCTGTAGCCCTCGCCCGACAAATACGAATACAACTTCTTGTACTCCCCAACGTTCTTCCCCGACACGAAGCCCTTCACGTTCTCGAACAGGATGTACTTCGGGCGCTTCGCTGCGATAGCGTTCCGGACTTCCCAAAGCAGCGAAGACCGAGTCCCGCTGCCCTCCTCGCCGCCCTTGCCCAGACCGGCGTTGCTGAAGTCCTGGCAGGGGCTGCTCCATGTCAACAGATCAAAATCCGGCACCTCCGACCAGTCCACCGCCGTGATGTCGCCGTAATTCGGCGTCTCACCGTGAACCGCCATGTAGGCCCGCACGGCCCAGCGGTCGATCTCGCTGATCCCTACAACCTCGTAAGGCACCCCGATGTTCCGGAGAGCCATGCTCTGCGAGCCGTACCCGGCGAATGCCTCGAAGACCCGCAACGGCCTTTCCTCGCTGAATTTCCATTCCATATTCGTACCCATTTGACAAAGCTCCCTCCCGAGGACTCGAACCTCCTGTTCTCACACAATAAACTAAAACATGGCACTTTCAGATTTCTCAGAGACGACCCCCGCAGGCCATTCTGGAGGGAGAGGCCGCATCACGCGGCCGCATTGCAAGACATATTATCAACATCTGCTATTCCATTACGGCTTCCCAGAACCTCACAGCCCCGGACGTCCTTCCATATCGAATAAATCGCAAACGCATATTCAATATCCCGGCGCACTCCGCTAGGCCGGCGCAACCGGTGGAATATAACAAAGAACTGTCCTAGATTCTCGCGCCTTGGGCGGGACTCGAACCCGCATCTCCGGTCACGGCCCATCATGCCCGGCGACCATCCCCTTATACCACCAAGGCAGTCCACAACTCTACTTGCCGGCGGAGGCGAACCAGTCGCGGTACCACGACACGCACTCCTCGCGGCTGGCGAAAAGCACGCCAGAGTCCACGATCCCCTGGTGACCGCACAACTGGCACTGCTCACGGACCTCCATCTGGCCCGACGCCAGCCTCTCACCGATACTCTTGCCGCTGTCCTGGGCCACACCCTCAACGGGGACCGGCACATGCAGCACACCATAAACCTCGTCCTCCTCGATACCCACCGAGAGACTGTTGAAAAGCCAGACACGCTGGCCAACCTTGAACTTGCTCATAATTCCTTACCTTTAAAACTATTTGAACTCCAAAGAAGGCACCGGACCAACCCTGGTACCCATCTTCCTAGAATCCCACACCAGAAATCCGCCGCGGACACGACGGCTAATCTGCTTCTGCTGCTCCTTACGGGCGTAACGGTACGTCCCGTAATCCATGCCCTCCGGGCGCGCGGTCATTATCGACCCCTTGATCTTATTCACTATCATACTTCCAAAGTTTCCACCGCAACCTTCAAATCCCGTGCCACGAGACTAGCGCCGGTCACCCTCGCCGTCGATCTTGCCCCGCTCCCTCCGGTCCGCCAGCTTCGCCAGGTTCTCCCTCGCCACCTCCTCCAGGTCCCAGCCCAGCACAGAACACAAACCCGACAACTGCCACAACACGTCCCCGGCCTCAGAGCGCAACCCGGACTCGAACTCCGCCCAGTCCTCCCAGACCTCGTCCAACTCCGGCAACAACTCGTTCCCGTCAACCAAGGCCCGGCCCTTCCGGATACGCTTCGCCACCTTGCCGGACAACTCGCCCAGCTCGGCCACTAGGTTCAACATCATGTAAGCGAAGTTCTCGCTCTCGGGAAGACACGTACCCATCGCCGCGCGCTGGTACTCGCCCAGGGTCAGCACCCCGTTATCCTTATTGCTCAATCCCATCTCCAACATATTTAGTGAAATCGACATCAACACCACGGCCGCCCCCGACCTTGTCCCGGTCCCTGCGGTCCAACTCGTCACGCGCCTCGATCAGCGCGCGCTTACGGGCCTCGAACTCCCGCTCGAGATCAGCCCGGCTCATTTCCCTTAAATCCATACCACAAATCTACGAAATCCCAAGGACTCACGCAACACTAGCCCAGCGACTCCCACAGCAGACCGCCCGCCGAGCGCTGACGACCAGCCAACGCGTCCCGGATCCCGCTCTCCCTCACACCGGTCACGGCCGACGCCTCCCTCACACTGCCCCACATCCCGGCCAACTCGCCGCTCACCTTCCACGCCCTCACGACCCTCGGACGCCCGCGCCTCACCCGCCTACGGTCCTCGCGCTCGTCACACCACTCCAGGTTGCACGCCCGGTTGTCCGTCACGTCGCCGTTCCTGTGACGCACATGCTCCCGGCACTCCCCGTTCGGCACGAACGCACGGGCCACCAGATACGCCACCTTCACCCGCTTGCCGCCCAGGTTCACGCCCACGCCGCCGATGGCCTTGAGCGGCATGCCACCCGAGTACACCACCCCGTCGTCACCGACCTCGTAACGGCCCCAGAGCCGCCTCTTCCGCACCCGATCACGCCCGCTGAAGCCGCTCATAACACGTCATCTCACACTCCCCGTCGGACTTCCTCACATAAGCGAAGGTCTGCATCAGGCCCTCGACCACGGCGACCTCGCCCTCATAGAGCACCTTGTCGCCCAATCGCAACTCGTATTTCATCTCGCTATCCATTTTTAACCCGCACCTCCCAGCAAATCCCGTGCCAGCCCGCCCTACCGATCCCCCAGGCCCAGTGTATATCCAGTGTAGGCCAGTGTACCCCGGCTACACTGGGGGGTACACCGCTACATTGGGCTCAAAACCAATCACTTACACCACCCCAGTGTAGGGGAGTGTAGTCAGTGTAGGCATTTTCTATACTTTTTCTGCACACGCTAATACCCTTTATTCTTTTATACTTTTTCTCACTCTACACTGAAGTTAAGTAAGTTATTATTAATTAAAGAAATACAGCGGTGTAGTTTCGGTGTGTTTAGGTATTTTTGACAACTGGTCGCATACATTTGACTACATTTTCGCGAAAATCCGCTAAGTCGCTCAGTACCAAAAAATTAAATAAAAAAATTTCAGGATCGCACCCGGGGTCTGTCCAGCGCTGTGCTGGGATACCCCTGGTACCCTTGCGGGTTTCGGGGCTTCCTACGGGCTTTATTTTCAGTTAGTTAGTTATTTCGTTACGACCGGTACGGAAGTACTAAGTATATCGCACACGACATAAAAAGTTTCATTTTGAAACATTTTTGTTTCAAATGTTTCGGGCGCCGTCCATGTGCCGGATTTTGGCACATACTTCGCGTTTTAGGTAGTTGTTGCGCGTTTTGTGGTATGTACGTCAGGCTGGATTTATTAAAAGGTTTTAAATTTGCGTTTTTCGGTATTGTGTAAGGATTTTATTATTTTATAAATTTTGTGTAAAAATAAAACGTTTTAAGGTGGCATTTTGGGGCTGCTGGGACGTTTCCAGGACTATAATACGCGCGCGCGTGTGGGTGTGTGCGTATTATAGTGGGACGGGATCCAGGACCGCGGCGCTATTTTGGGATTTTTCGGGACTTTTAAACTTTTCGCGTTTTGCGCTCAAAATTGCGTGATTTATCCACCATATTATAGTACTAAATACTAATTTTGTCCTTGCAAGCTCATTGATACCGCGGTTATTTAAGTACTGAAAAATTGCGCTTTTTAGGTAGTAAATTTGCGGGATTTAGGTACTAATATACCAAAGTAAAAATGTACCTTTGCAGTGTTGAAAGTTCTTTGGAATACTTAAGTTTTAAGGTCTGAAAAATTGCGGGATTTAGGCACTAAATTTTCGCGATTTAGGGACTGCAATACTAAAGTAATTAAGTAACTTTGCAGTAGTGATTGAGGGGTATGAAAGTTCTTTGACAACATAGTAGCGCGTGACGCGCGAAACCGGCAGGGCGGTAAAGCCTATAACGGTTTTATTAGCGGTACAATATAAGACGCAATAAAGCGCCCCATTTGGGTACTTGTTTTATATGTTAGTACGGATAAAAACAATATAGGCACGATAATAAAAGCACAATAATAATATAATGGTTATTAGGGAATATGTTAACCTTGAAATATTATTCCGAAATTAGTAAGGTTAACAAAGCGTAATTTGATGCCATTTGAAAATGTGTACAAATAAAATCCTGCAAAAAAGTAAATGCAACGCGGGCGGCAAAGAAAATAAACCCGCAAACCTTAATTTTAGCGCTTTGGGGTTATATATAAGTTATTAATCGTGAATTATTTTAGATGTTTGCATATATTGTTATTTGAGTTAACTTATTAAGTCCTATAATATAGTAACACTACAAAGGTAGTAAAAAGACAAATAACAAAGGTTTGGACATGATATTTTAGGGGTTAACAACACTGTAATTTAACGGACAAAGAAACGGATTAAGACGGTAAGCATATAATATAGAATAATATTATATGAGTCCGGGATCCCGTAATAGTAATATATTACGGATTTTGCGAAAACGGCAAAATTCGCAAAGTTTTTTTTTTTGGCGTGTATGGTACGCGGCCGCGGTTCGATTCCGCGGCACGCTGCGAGTTATTAAATAATTTAGTTTAACTTATTAAAATTTTAGTATCATGGCAAAGTCTAAGAATTTCAGCGCTAAAAGCGCTTCCGTTATCGGCAAAAACGCAAAAAAGGAATTTTCCGTATTTGGTGAATGTGTTAGAATGGTCCGGAGAATTTTTGACGCGTACGCCATCGATCCCGCTTCACTTGATCCAGAAACGGCCGCGGCCGTTGCCGATTGCATCACGGCCGGCGTCAATCCGTCGACGGATTTAAACGTCAAATTTATAGTTGACCATTTGACCGGCACTCAATGGGTGAATGAGTCGGGGCAAATTGTCGAAAGGGTGAAAGGTGAATTGGTCCCCGTCGCAAAGTGGACGCCAAACAAAGTCACCGATTACGTCCGCAAAGCGAACCGCGAACAACTCAAAAAGTTGGGGATTAAGTAAGGTATAATCCAGACGGGCCGCGAATGGCGCGATGCCGTCCGATCGAATCGGGCGCGGCCTGCTATAACCAATAAACGAAATTGAAATGAGCACGACTTACACGCAATTTGACTGGGCGAGCGATAGGCTTGCCCGGCTGAGCTGGGATGAAGATGAATTCGTAGCAGCGATTGACCGCAGGATGAGCAAGCGGCCGAAGAGGGCGAACAAGTTGAACAAGAAAAACCATAGGAATTATGCTTAGTATGGAAGAGTTTAACAAGTTGTTTGATACCGTCTATAACGTATTGTATAACGCGGGCGGTTTGGTTGACTATTCGGATGCGGTGGATCGGTTCTATTTGATGTCCAAGATACGTCCTGAGTTTGAGTCGAAGATACGCGAGTTTGAGGCGTACCGTCAGGATTGGATAACGAGCGACCGGGAGTGTGCCGCTTTCGTGGTCGCGTATTTCTGGGAGGGCGAATAATGATTGAGATTATATTCATGCTTGTTGTCCTCGCGATAGCGGGGAGCGAGCCTGAGGAGGATAAATGGCGTAGGGAGCGGCCATAACGGTTCCCGAGTGAACAAAAACAGAACGAAATGAACAAGTTCGAGAAAATTGTGGTGGCATTGCTGGGAGCGATTGCCATCGCTGGGACGGTCACGGCCGTCGAGGTTGTGCGTATGGCGCGCAACGGGTTCAATGTGACGATAGATATAGAGGAGGCCGAGAAGATAGTGGAGCAAGCGAATGAGGCGAAGGCTGCGGCTCTGGAGGACATGAGCAAGGAGGGCGAGTGATGGAGCGGATCTTTATAGTTAAGAACGATACCGGTTGCAGGAAGGGCTGTCACCCGGTATATTGTCTGTATGCGTACCGTCATAAGATCGAGGAGCGCCAGTGGTTCAGTATTGACGAGCCGGGGGCGTGGTTCGAGGACAAGTGGAATTGCCACGTTGACGGGGTAGACTACGAGTTCGCGACCAGGGACGAGGCCATAAGATGGGGGATCCATGTCTGGGATAGCGAGTGCGATTACAAGGTGTATTTCGAGGAATAAAACTTTAAGGAAAATGAAAGCGATTGAGGGTGACGCTCGGATGTGGTTGGTTATCAACACTGCCGAGTACGACGATGGCCAGTGGGCTGTCACGGCGGCCAATCTTGATGAGCTTGACGGGCTCGGGTTCGATGTTGAGGAACGCGATCGGATCGAGCGGATGTCTGTCAGCGAGGTGCTGACTGACTGGAGTTACAACGGGTTGATAGTAATTAGATTAGCGTAACGAGGAATAATTATGCTTTGGAGAGTAATAGAGAAGGCTGGTCCGCTGTACAAACAGTATAAAGGACATTATGCTATAGCGAACGCGAGGAAAACAGCTCTGCAGGACGGTTACGACCAGATTGTTTATCAAGACGAACCGGGCAGCGTTGCTTATTGCAGGTCATGCCTATATGGTAACTGGCCGAATCAAACCGAAGAAAACATCATAATAACACTACAATTATGGCAAAGTATTCAATTTTGACGGACGAGATGTTCCGTGAGATGATGCAGAGCGACAAGGGCATCAGGGAAGCAAGATTTGCGGTCGGCTACGGAAGATATGAGGACGGGAGGAGCATAACCGACGGGCACTATGTAAACTGGCCGAACTACTGGAACAAGTATGAAATCAGCGAGGAGCAGAGGGCTCAGGCTAAGGAGAGGTTTGAGGAGCGCAAGGCTGAGACGCTGGAGTATTGTAGCCAGCGAGGAGTGCTGACATGGCATTCTATGGGCATGAACTATCCGCCTACTGTTGACGGAGGAATAGGCAACTATCGAATCCGGACGAACTTCAAGGACAAGATCGGACATGTGTGGTTTATCGAGATTCACCCGGTACGAAATGACAAGGTAGATGCGGATGAGGCTCGCGGCTGGTGGGGCGAAGTATACGATGTGAGCAAGGCGGAGGAGATGGACAGGGGCTACCAGAAGAAGAAGGAACAGTTACTGGAAAAATACGGCAATTGGTGGAAGGTCCCGACCAATGAGAGAGTATATGCGCCATCTTGCCCATATGAGAGGATTGAGTGTGGTCAACCGTTTACCTATGCAAATGTGTTGGCTTGGGTAAATGATAGATTCCATACCGACTACACGGAACTGTTCCTTGAGCGGTATTTCTTGAATTGTGACGATATAATCAGCGAGTGTTAAACAAAAAAAGGACAGCAGTTATGTACACAATGGAGCAATGGGCTGAGGACGGCAGCCTTAAGATAGCCGTCGGTGAGTTGGTGGCTGACGAGGTCGTGCGTGAGTTGCGCGACTGTGTCCCACCGACAACATTGGGGCGCATCTTCCAAGTGGGCGAGGCGAGGGATCAGGACAGCGAGCATCCCGCTTGGCCCATCTTCGACACCTTCAAGAAAGTTGAGGGCGGCTGGGTTTACTGTGGCGCTTGCCTGAGGGGACAGACCGAGCCGAGGACGGGGTATATTGAGTCCTTATATGGGATTGTGGGATGAGATATCAGTATTACGAGAAGGCCGGCGGCATCATGGTCATCGGCCTTGATGACTGCATGGGCGATTGGGGATGGATTGATATGAGCTGGGAGGAGTTCTGCGGTCTGAGTGATGAACAAAAGGAGTACTTAGGTGAAAAAAGTTTTATGTAATGAAAGCGATTAACGAGATTATCGGCGAGCGCGAGGCCGAGAACTTGCGCGGTGACTTCAATGACTTGCTCTGGAGTGATGGGGTGAGCTATGGTGATGTTGAGGAGTTGCTCCTCGGCTACGGTCTGGAGATGGATTACTTGGAGCAGTTGTTCATCTGAGCCATGGACGTGAGGGATTTATCGAGGGGCCAGCTGGTTCAGTTGAAGCAGCGGTATCTGTTTGAGTTGGCTGACGAGGGCGCCTTCGCGGGTGTCCTCGGGGCTGACTATGACGAGCCGAGTTACGCTGACTTGGCCGACGCTGACGGCATCGTCCCGGACGATGTGATATTCGACAATTATGAGGGAGTTAATTTCGCAAAAGAGGATTTTTGGTCATGAAAGAGACAGTACACATCCCGACCGACAGTCTGGCCGGGTTCACACACATTCAATTATCCGCCAAGTATGACAAGGGCGAGTGGCGGGAGCCGAGAGGATATTACCTTACAGTGACCGCGGTGCGCATCGACAAGATGCCGGCCGGGTACGAGATGGTCACGTGGGCAAGCGACGCGCCTTACAAAAAATACCTGGTCGAGCAGGTAGCGAGGAAGAACGCGAAGAGGTTCGGGGAGTTTGTTGAGAAGATGAACACGCACGCCAAGGAGATAGCCGAGGCGTTCGCTAATAAGGATTACAATAAAGTTTGGAGTTATGTCTAAGTATGTGAAAGTAGACTGGCCTGAGAGCCAGAAGTGGGAGGATGTTGAGGGGACGATAGTGGCTTGGGATGAGGACAACACATTTGTCTTCGTGCCCGAGGAGTTGTATAACGGCTTCTTCGAGGTGACCGCGGTTTCGAGGGATGACCTCAAGGCGGCCGGGTTTATGGCCGACGAGGTTGACGACAAGATTATGGAGCGTCTGGCCAGCAAGATGGCCGATGCGTATGTCGAGTCCAGTTTCTGGACGGATTTGGAAATCATAGCCGAGGAGCTCGGCATAAAAAGGGAGGAGTAGTTATGGTTGTCTATGTGATAATTGAACGTGACGTGAGGTCGAATCGTGAGACTATCCGGTCAATCCACGAGACGTTTGATGGCGCTTACTCCGCAATGAAAGCGGAGTACGACAGAGCCGCTGAGAAGCAAGGGGACTTGGATGACTTCCAAGTCCTTGAGTGCGGGCGGCTGGTAAAGAGGTTCTATGTGAATACAATACAAACAGAAAAGTAATGAAATTGGCAGTATTAGACTACGGTTCGGGATGCGTCGACATCTTCGAGGTGCCGAAAGATGAGCACATTGAGTGGTACCTGACCGAAGAGAAAGGGTACAACATTGACAACATCGAATGGATGGAAGTGAAAGCAATCAACATTAACATAGGAGTATAAGTCATGTCAAGCAAGAAAGCACTGACCGGCAAGCACAACTATACCGAATTCAAGGAAGAGACGGTCGTTAACAGAGTTAAGAAGATGGTTGACTATCGCGCAGGGTTGGATATCTCCGACCTGCATATCAAGTTGAGCTACGGCAACAGGAAGACCGGATCGCTGGTTCCGAGCATCAGCCTGATCCCCATCGCGGACTGTAATAATTGTGCTCACTGCGCGAAGGGTTGTTACGCGATTCGAAACATCGCTTGTTACGACGCGAGCCGAAAGATGATGGCCCAGAACAGCGCTATTGCCCACGGCGACTTGCCGAGGTACTTCCGCGAGCTGGATGCGGCGGTCAAGTTTGTCCGCTTCTTAAGGATTCACGTTTCGGGCGATATTATCAGTCCAGCCTACCTGACCGGCATGGTTGATGTAGCGATAAAGAACACGCACTGCCAGTTCCTGTGCTTTACGAAGTGTTTTGACATCGTGAATAACTATTTGGATGACCACGGCTCGTTTCCCGAGAACCTTCACATCATCTTCTCTGAGTGGCGCGGTCTGGATGTCCCAAATCCGCACAACCTGCCGACGAGCCGTCCGGTTTGGGAAGGAGAGAAAGTCGAGGGGATTATGTGTCCGGGGTCCTGTTCGGAGTGTGCTGCTTTCGATAAAGGATGTTGGTCGCTGAAGAAGGGGGAACGGATTTTATTTGAGGCACACTGATATGGAGGCACATGTAATCTACCGGCAAATTGGTAAGGATAGGCATTTCCTTTGCTATGACCGGTTTTATAGCCGGGCGGCCTGGATATGCGAAAGTATGCTTGACGAATTAAAGGAAAGGTTCCCGATTGTCAAGTGCAAATCTAAGGAGGACGCAAAATACAAGGCAGAACACTTCGCCTTGAATGCACACGCAACAACCATTAACATCTAACACAGCATTAAAATGGAAACTACTGTAATTATGACCCAATGCCGTAACAATTACGGCTCTTATGTGGAATTCAAGATCAAGGGCGGCGAGTACCTCGGGGAGGTTGACCGCTCTGACAAGTCCTACAAGGTCTTCTTCAACAGAGACCTTATTGCGGTCCGGAGCAACAAGGACTCGGCCATCGGGCAGCTCCAGAGGAGAATCAAGGAAGTGTATGGTGAGGATGTCAAGTTCCGCTGGAACGTGATGACCTATAAGTACACTTTGGTATAGTATTTGCAAGAAATACGGCCATGAGGATATTATTAGCGATAGCGATGGCGTGGCTGGGAGTCCAGTTCGTCGCGCAGCAAGTTCAAGACATTAAACAACTGAGAGATGAGCAAGAAGATTCAGAAGATTTGGGATAGGCTTGAGGCCATCCATGATGAGCTGGAGAGCCTTGAGGCTGAGGCCCAGGAGTATTATGACAACCGCTCGGAGAAGTGGCAGGACAGTGAGAAGGGCGACGAGTGGGACGACAAAATCGGGGCGTTCCAGGAAGCGGCGAGCAGCGTGCAGGACGCCATGGATTATCTGGAGGAGTACGTATGACGATACTGATAACATACAACGGCTACGCCCTCATTGAGTGGGGGCATGGCTACAAGAGTGAGATAGACGGCCGCTGGATTCAGTTCGACACGGCCGGGCAGTGGAAACAATTCATAGACAAAAGACATGAGACGAGGAAAGAGAGAGACGATCGCCGTTAGGGGCGAAGACGTGCGCAGCTACGACAGCGAGTACGCTTGCGCTAAGGACATCAAGGTCAGTGTCACATCGGTCCAGGCGGCCAAGAGATGGAACGCCACGACCGGGGAGGACTGGGCTATCTATGACGCTCCGGACAAAATCCGCGAGCGAATCAAGGAACTGGAGGGGCAGCTTGAGATGCTGGCCGGGCTAGGGATAAAATAAGTTGAACACTAAAAAAACAGAACAGAAATGAAAACAAAAGAAGATTTGATTAAGCTCGGCATTGAGGGATTCAAGGCCGATGAGATTATGACGCTTCAGTCAAGGATGATGGAGCAGGCGGTGAAGTTCCAGTTCCGCAAGAAGGACAATTCTATTCGGGACGCAGTCGGGACGCTGAAAAGAGAGTTGATGAAGCAAGAGGATGGGACGCTGTGGGAGCCGAAGGGCGAAAGCAAGCCGGAGCCGGCTACCATCGTGCGGTTCTTTGATTGTGAAAAGGGCCTCTGGAGGTGTTTCACGGCCACATCGTTCATCGGAATTGTGGAGGGATAGGATATGAAGATCTACGTAGGAAGATGGGACTTGCTCCACGAGGATTGGGACGGGTACAACGGGCTTGTCAAGATGGACAGCTGGTATGCTGCTGAGGAGGTCGCCCGTGAGAAGCGTCACTCTGACGACAAGTTCATCGGTGAGTATTCTGGTGAAGAATTCGAAGACACTTTCAACCAGGACCTCAATAATTCACTAAGGACAGACAGATACTGGATCAAAATTTTCTAGACATGGAAAAGCCAATTTATATTCTTGTTCGTGACGGGCAGGTAGTCGGCGGGCCTTACCGCTATGAATGGGTCGCGAAAGGAGCCCGCTGGGACGGCGAGGAGGTTATAGAAGTCCTCCCTACAGACCAAAAATACGAGGAATTAAAATCCCAAATGGTATGAGACACCAAGACTACATTGACGAGATCGAGTTCATAGGGGAATTCGACGGCACATATTGGAACGTTTGGCTTGACAAGACCTTCTGGGGAGTCTTGCCCGGCGAGTACTGTGACATCCTCGCGCTCTGGGTTCGTCCGGAATACAAGGAAAGGGCACAGGTTTTGCTATCCACTAAGGATGATAGCGAGCAGATATTCGAGGATGTGTCCATCCTCCCATACTCGCTCCGGAAACAACTTATCAACTATCTAAAAAACTAAGACATGGCAGAAAAAAAATACTGGGCGTTGGTTGACAATTATGTCGCCAAGAAGAGAGCGTCAGACGAGAAGTACGGTGACAGCGTGGCCATCGGGGCACTGAGCGCAACGCTCTATGGAGCGCTGTACATCATGGATGATGTCATCTCGGCGTTCGAGCATGAGGATCATGAGGAGGCGATGATGCACCTGCGTTACGCCGTCAAGGATTGCAAACAGTTCATTAAAACAATTGAGGAGGCGAAGTAATGTTCATCTTAGTATATATCCTTTGCGCTTGCGCGTTTATTCCAGAGGTGTTCAACGAAAAGAGAGGGAGCAGCAAGTAATGTTTTTCATAATAATGGTGCTGGCATATCTGGACGATATACTCGCACGCCGGTAGGAGGTAATTATGATATACGCATATCTACGCTATTCGACATCAAAACAAGACGAGGTTCAACAAGTTCAGGCATTGAAGGAATGGACCGAGCCGAGGGGACTCACGATTGATGTCATCGAGAAGGATGAGGGTATCTCGGGCGGGGTTTCCTATAAGGACAGAAAACTTTACTCCCTTGTCAAGAGGATGAAGGAGGGGGATATCCTTATCGTCTCGGAGGTCTCTCGCCTGGGCAGATCGATGGGAGATTTAAACATGCTTATTAATAACGAGCTCAAGCCGAGGAAAGTTCGTCTCATCTGCATTAAGATGGGGATTGACTTGGATTGTGCTCATTTGCAAGCCGCGGATGAACTTCTGTTTTTTGCCTTTAGCTTTTCAGCTCAGGTTGAAAAGGAAATGATCCAGGCGAGAACCCAGTCCGCCATTGACGCCCGCAAGGAGGCGCTCAAGAAGGATGGCGGTTTCTTCTCGAAGTCCGGCCGCTGGTGCAGCCACCTCGGCAACGCCAAGGGCGTGGATGTCACGGCGGCGTCGGCGGTCGCCTCCCGCAACAGGGCGGATGAGGCCAGGGCGTGGCGCGAGTCCAATGACGGATATTTGTGGATAAAGAGGCAGGTCCAGAAGGGCCGGAAGCAGAAGGACATCCTTCGGGAGTTCAATGAGTTCCACGAGATGGGGCTGGCCGGCTTCTCCACACGGGAGGGTTGCGCCATGAATGTGTGCACTTTATCTCGCTGGATTAATGAGATCAAGCGGAAGAATTAGTTTATTTGGTATATAATTTGTAAGAAATCAGGGTTATGTATAGGAAAGGTTATGTCAAACCCGACGGCAACGGTATGACCGGCGGACACTGGTGGTCAAGAGATATCAGCGCGTCGAAGGAGATCGAAGGTAGCGAGGTTCTTGAGAAGATGGATGACCTCATGATGATTCCCGATTTCAGGGTTGACGGGAAGTTTAAGGAAGGCGAGGATGAGAGTGTGGGGCTGGCCTACGGGATTGATATTGAGTCAATGGTTATACCGGCGTCGGTTTATGAGGAGAT